CGCGAGTTCACGAGATTTACGACGAAGAAACCGGTCAGCTTATCATAAAGACTACTACTGATGTCTAAACCCGGATTAAACCCCGTACATTGCCATGTAAAGGGGATTTTAAACCCCGTACATTACCCGTAGCCTCACAAGAATACGCTTCCATCGTATAACATCTTCCGATTTTAACTTTTGCATTGTAATCGCCATTGTAAACATTGAATTGAGTTCTTGAAACTCGACACCTATATTTTTTTTTGGATACAAGTTCGAAAGTTCCTCCAGTTCAGGACTCGATTTACCTGTCATTTCATTTACCCGTTTGTGACATCCCCAGAGCCATTTACGAATCCATACCCTCCGTTCGGCTCCTAGTATATTTCTCAAATTTGTATAACGATTACCTTTTTGCCATTCTTGGTAATGCTCTTTGCATGCTTGACACGGCATTACAAATGTTTGGGATTTTAGTAAAAGAATCCAAGCATCTGCTTCATCATTGCTAAGAATTGTAGAAGTTTGCCCTCCTGCAAGTTCGGCAAGTGTATGAAGTATAGTCCAAAATCGAGGCCCCCAAGCTTCTTTTAGCAAACCTATTTGTTCTGTTTGGGTAGCCATTCTTAGAATATCCCCGTAAATTTGAACGGGTTGTCGGACCGCATTTTAAATATCCAGCATTAAAATGTCCTTGACAATTCCACAAACCTTGTTTACAACCCTTCAAAGTTGCTTTGATATGGAAGCCAAACGAATTGGACGCGAGATGGCAAAACTTTTAGATGTACCAGAAAAGGAAGTCTTGCAAATCTTGAAAAGAGTTCCCAAGGTGAGTCTAACTCTTCACGACGATACAGAGTTTTATGCATCGTGTCCCATTCTAATTCAGAGCAATTCTATAGCCTATCGCTGTCGTAGAGGTTGTATTTTGGGAACAAATCGATGCGTTGAACATCAAACAATTCAGATAGATGCAGAAAAGAATATTGAAAAAGAGGCAGAAACAAAAGCAGAGACACAACCTATTATAAAGTTGACTAGACTCAAGACAACAGAATCCTGTTATTGGTGCAACGAAGAGACAAGTGCAGTGTATGATGCTACAGGAAAACAGGTTGGCTTTCTGAAAAATAATAGAATTGAAAGACCGATATACAAAGATACGTATTATACCTTGTAGAATTAGTTTTCACATTCCAAAAAATTGAAAAAGAATCACCAGTTTATTTTTGCAATCCAACTATAAAATGAACACCCGTAGGCCCAAACTTCGTATTGCAGTCTTTCATCCAGGTAAGCTCCAAAGACGAAATCCTTCAAAAAAAATTCGCAAACCATCGCTTGTCCAAGGATCCAAAAACAATTTAGCAAAAGTAGGATCTCTCATTCCATTTCAGAAACTCAACCCTTCTGTGAGAGGCATGCTACAATTTGCAAAACATGACTTTTCGTCAAGAGAGCATATCCTTTCTGCAATGAGAGAGGGTATTGCACGATTGGGTAAATATACGTTATACAAACCATATGCTCTCTTAATAAAAGAGCAAATTCATATTTGTCGGCCCTGGATTCGTTGCGAGCAGAGAGTTCGAACCCGTTTTAGGAATCTTATTCGCATTTGGATTCTAAAAAGATACAAGAACCGAAGGCTAAATACAGAAGATCCTGTTACACTTGCAGTTCCAGAGAAACCAGTAAATGTCTTTGACGTGCGCTTGAGAGGATCTTATGTCTTTGACCTCGAAACAATTAAAAAAGTGCTAGAAGAAGATTTGGTCTATTCAGAATGGATGTTTCCCAAAACAAGACAGCCCAAAAACCCCTTTACGAATTTACCATTCACATGTGCACAACTAATAGAACTTATAAAGTCTATAAACAATTATGGAACTTCATCGTGGATTTTAGAAGGATATAAGACTTCCCACTACAATACAGACAAATTTCTTAGAAATTATTCTATTCCAATCCAATTGCACGGACTAAATAGCATAATTCGAAATAAGACATCAGACGAATTTCAAGAATTTCTGACGGAATTTATTGAAGATAGTTATGACTATCACCAAATTCAATTTACATCGCATTTGAATATTCTAAAATGGGCAGTCATTCATGCTGCCAACGACCCCTATATGAAACGATGGATTTCGCTCTTTAAAAAATATCACGAGCATAGTATTCTTTATGGAAAATATGATCAATCGAAATACGATTATCTCGATGCAACGCAAGAACTTCTTGAGGACTCTGCAAATCTAGCAAGGTTGGGTAGAGAACGCTTAGCACCGCCCTCAAGAACTTCAGCATCTGTACAATCACCAATACTTACAAGCAGAATTGTTCTTACAGGTGTCGTATTATCGGGCGGTGTAATTCAAAGGATTGTAAACATACCAAATACAACACTTCTGCAAGCTTCTACCTTTTATTCAGACGAGGACGAACTCGTATAATTGTTCAGTGTCTCCTGTATACTGCGATACAAATGGATCTCCGTACTTTTGAAATCCGTGTTTTTTATACCAATGAATAATTCTCTGATCATTTACTGGTATAAGCGTCACACGTTGATTGGATTGCAAAACCTTTTTCAAAAGTTGTGTTCCAATTCCGCCTTGTTGATAGTTTGGATTGACTCCAAGAAATTCAATTTGCTGATGATTTTCACAAATCTGTTTTGTAATTACAAAACCTAATAAATTTTTATTGGCATCTTCGATACCATAGCTCAGGTCTCTATTTCTCATGTTCCAAGCGTCCTCAAATTCTTCAGAATACTTGAATGGAAAAATAGATTCAAAGACATTCAAAACCCGAGAATAGTCGGTATTTTCTAATAGTTTAAGACTCATTTTCGCATATCCGCTCTATTCTATTGACGATAAATCTGTAAAATTCTATCAAATATTGAAACAGAAGCAGGAGTTTTATCCAGCCATTCTTGGACCCCTTTGCAGTCCACCCCTTTTTCCAATGGCATCCAATTCTTCCACCATCTTGAGAGTGGCGCCGCAAAGCAGGTTGAGCCGGGTCCGTGAGATTTTTTTTGATCCTTGAGAGACCATTCATCAGGAATATCACATGGAAAGTGCGTATCCCAAAAGGCCTCTAGATCTTCATCCGATTTCCAAGAACCCGATGCATCAGTATAGTTTGCAAGAACCTTTTTCCAATAGGGCGATTTTAAAAGATCTGCACGAGATAGACTTCTAAGTTCAGCCAAGGAATCATAACCTCCTCCACGTCCAGTCATTCCAAAGAGGCAATCATACGGAATTTCGTAAAGTCTAGCATTTCTCAATGACATTTCTGAACTATTTTCCATCTCTATTTCGGGTTCTTTTTCAGTCAGGATACCCCAAACAAGCTTCAAACCACTTCTCAAAATACAGAATGAAGCACATTTTGCATATATGGAATACGATTTCATGTCTGTTTGAAGACTTTCCAAAATGGCATCGATTCTTTCATCAGTAGAAGAATCTACGAGTGTCTGCCAAAAGGTTTCCTCTTCTTCTTTTGCAAGTGTCTTCCATTGTTCGAATAGTACTGATACATGTCCAGATACAGGATACAAGAGAATCCACCATAAACTCGAATCTCTCTGTTTTATAAACATGAGCTGCCAACAGAGTTTTCTACGGCCTTCGCGCGTATGCCCCTGTTGAGACCATGCATGAAGCCATGATAAATTCGTAATTCCAACAAACATTGTCCACGCTACAAATAAGAGCCTTCTTGCCTCGCCGCTGTAACAACTCTCCTCAAGTTCATTCAACCAAAAGAGCGCCTCTTTGTGTCTCCTGTTTTTTAAGCAGAGAAGAAGGGCCGCCCGAACTTCATCGAGCTTGTAGAGATGTTTTGTTAGAGTCATAGCGTAGAGAGTATGTGTAATAAGGTGCGAAAGAAATGGGTTAATTTTTTCGCCACGCTTGTGCAGGGACTCTTTGACTTTCTAATGAATTCTGAGCCAGCACACGAAATACTGCCAGGACTATGGCTCGGAAATCGATCTGCAAGTCAAGATATAAATTGGTTAAAGCTCCATCAAATCGATACTATTTTTAATTGTACAAAGGACATTCCTTTTGTACAAAATGGTCCTACGCGACTCTTTCGCATCCCCCTGGACGATAATCTGGAACCGGATGAATTGCGCAATCTGGAACTCTGGTCGTGGGAGGTTGCATACAAGCTTGCAAAGGAAAGAGCTGCAGGAAATCACGTTTTAGTTCATTGTTTTGCAGGTGTTCAAAGATCTGCTGCAACAATAGCAATCTATCTTGTTAGTACCTATCGCTGCACGACAGAAGAAGCAATTCAATACATAAAAAGCAAAAGACCAATTGCCTTTTATGGAAATGTAAACTTTTTTCCTTCTATCAAGGGGTTTGAGACAGGTCTCCGAAAAATGATTGCAGAAAAGAATGCCTATAGCTCATTTCCAAAGATTCCTCTGCCGACAGATTTCCTTAGTCAGACTTAGGATCGACCCATTCCATAAATGCATCCTTTCTATATTGCATTGATCCAAACATGTTGACGCCTACCCAAGGATTTATTCCACCCGAATAACTAACAAGCTGACCAGTATGTTCTGTGCCATACAAATTGCAGAGAATATACTCAGAAGGCAAAGGAACAGGGCTGTGAGTCAAAAGAATGGTTGGTTTGGACAAACGCTCGCTATTTTTTAGAATCCAGTCTACTTCATCGACTTGAAGAGTTGTAAACTCTTTTTTGCTCATTTTCTGTTTCCAGCTGTGCACATTTTGGTCTGTTTTGTAATCAAAATGAGGATGCCACGCGGCTGTTGCAAGAATTTGTAAAGAAGGAGACAAATTGAAAGCAAATTTTTGACAAAAGGATGTCTTTTTTAGACCCCATCCTTGTATTGATGAATAATAAAGTTCACTCTTCTTTTGCCATGACATAATTCCATTACCACTAGAAGCATATTCTAAAGCTCCAGGAATCCAATAGATGCGCTGATACTTTGTTTCGGCCCATTGGAAAAAGTCTTTTGTTTTAGGACACTGCGCGTCACCAATATTTCCTAAAAGGGCGAGAATAGGTGCATTCGGTTTTAAAATAGGTTTGAAGGAACGAAGACGACTATTTCCCAGAAATAAATTGCTTGTATATTGAATTCTTATAATGTTGGTCATTTTATTTAGTATTGTCATATTTATTTAGACCCATAGTAGAAGAGTCGATGCACAAAACGCGAAAACGCGGTCAGAAAAAAACAAGGAAATCCAGACTCAATAAGCCCTCCAAAAAAATACAACACCATCACTTGCTGCTGCGTTTAGAAATTCAGAAATGCCCTAAAAAAGAGGACAAGGAATCCATTTCGCACATGATTCAACAAATTATAAAAGACATACAAATGAAGAGCTTGGCAGCTCCACATGTGTATTATGTTGATTCCCCAAAATACAACGAGGGTCTTACTGGAATTGCTCCCATAGAAACAAGTCATATCGCCTTTCACTTTTGGACAAAACCCGAACCGAAGATTCTGCACACCAAAAAAAGCAATTGCCTCTTGGAATTTGATATTTATACGTGTGGTTCATTAACACAAAGAAACGTGGGTCGTGTATTGCACCACTTGACACGCTTTGGTCCGACCTATGCAGATATTACAATCTTAAATCGCAATACTGGTTTAACAATTGAAAGACACATGCATTGGAACATGGAATCAAATGCGCTTTCTTGGACTGATTGGTTGGCGACACCTGCTTTTGCTTAGACCAAAGTCCTTGCGCTCGGATCCGTAGCATCAGGGTGCCATTTGGGCATCCAGAAATACGGCACAAGTGCAGCATCTACTGCACCTCCACTCCCGTAAAACTTGTGGAACAAGAGTCTATAATAATAAGCCTCTGCCGTCTGTGGCGTCAGATGCTTGAACATTGCATTAGCTTTTGCCTTCCAGTTCTCTTCAACCTCTTGTTCAGCATGGTCCTTGCAGATTTGGTACCAGGCCTTTGAACCGCCGCTTACACCATCGCTAAAGGCCTCCTTCTTTCGGTTCAAGACCTCCTCTGGCAACAAACCAGTCCCCGCAAACGCTTCGCGCAAAATGAATTTTTCCACTTGCTTGCCTTGAACTGGTCTTCGAAGAGACGTAGCAATGCTTCGAGCCACTTGAACAAACTGCTTGTCCAAGAAGGGTGTGCGCGCCTCCAATCCGTGGCTCGCCATGGATCGATCGGATCTCAAAACATCAAAATGATGAATATCCTCCAATAAACGACCTGATTCAGCCTCAAAGGCCTCGTCGCTTGGGGCCTTGTTAAAGTACAAATAGCCTCCAAACACTTCGTCCGATCCATCTCCGTTGAATACAACCTTGCAGTCGGTTCTTCTTCGAATTTCGCGTCCCAAAAGCCAATTGCCGACAGATGCGCGAATGGTAGTAATGTCGAAACTTTCAATGTCTCGAATGACCAGAGGAATAGCTTCCAAAAAGTCTGCAGGAGACATTACAATTTCAGTATGATCTGATTTGATGTGTTTGGCCACCAGTCTAGCATGTCGCAAATCTTCGGATCCTTCAAACCCAATGCTAAATGTTTTCAAAGACGGAGCATTGTTTGCCATGAGCTCCTTTTGGACAAGAGCCGCAATCAAACTGCTGTCCAGACCTCCGCTCAAGAGTGCCGCAACGGGTCTCTGCATCATCATGCGCTTTTTTACCGCTTCAGTCAAGGCAACTTGGATTGCCTTTGCCGCTGCGCCCTTTTCGACCAGGGACGGATTTTTGATCCAAGGAATCGTATGATACGGCTCAAACCCAATGCGATTCAAGGTCTTCAAATCGTAGGCCGCATAGTGGCCAGGAGGAAACGCTTCGACAATTGCACACTCGCTTAGTGGCAAGCCCTTTGCTTCGCTCGCAAAAACAATGCGTTCTACGGGACAGCGATCCCCTTTTGCATTGAGCACTACAGCTCTATCGGTCGCCTCTTGGATGGGTTGTCCAAGGACATATCCAATAAAAAGAGGACGCACCCCATACGGGTCCCTTCCAACAAAGGCAATTCCAGCCTTAGAGTCGATTAAAATCATGGAAAAGACTCCATCCAAAGCTCGAAAAAAGGTTCTAGCATCAGTTTGAGATCCGAGTCTTTCAAACAAAGGTCCGATCATTTCGCAATCAGACCCACTCTTGACTTTGATATTAAAGCGTGCAGCCAAATCCTTCCAATTGTAAATTTCTCCATTGCAGACCCAGTGATATCGTTCGTCCAAGGACATGGGTTGCATTCCATCATTGTTGAGACCATTAATGGCCAAACGGGTAAATCCAAGTTGAAAGTTTGCATCACCCTGATCGATGACCTTGGCTCCTTCTGGCCCCCTATTTGCCAACTTGAGCAAAAAGTGCTTAACTTGCGCAGAGTCGAGTGCTTTTCCAAGCAATGCCCAAATCCCACACATTTCTATTGTTTGAGATTTGAAGTTTGTTTAGATGCTTATTGTCTAGCCCTCTTAGTCTTGCGAACCTTGATTCGAACACGTCTTACCTTTTTGGTTTTCCTTTTTACACTTTTACCGCCTTCCAAGCATACGGGTAGTTTCCAGTCCCCAATTTCGGGCAAAAAATCTGTAGGTTTACAAATTTCGTTGCAAATTGTTTTGATCTTGCACAAGTCGCGATCCGTCCAATCAAACAGAAATTTAGATTTAGATTCGTCCAATTGATCCGCTTCGTTCAAACTTAGAGTACCAAGAGGTTCATAATGTCCTGCAGCACCTGCCGTCAAAGGCAATGTATTGATCATAAAGATTGTTTTGCAGTCCGGACTCTGATAAGAACTCTCGCAAACAATAGACCAAGTGTATTTGGAAGCAATATTCCTGTCGCGCGGTTTGCTAATAAATACACAATTGACTCCAAAGAACCAAGCAATTATAAATCCAGTCAAGTAATCTATTTCAATGTTCAAATTCACAATTTCTTCCTTTACGCTCGTCAAGTCAATCAGCTTTTTTACAAATTCAGGAGCCTGTTCGAGAATCTTGTCGCTGTTCACGGCACACCAGTTTCGAAAGGCAACAAAAACCATTTGTCGATTTTGCAAAGACAAACCCCTGTAGATTGGACTCATGCACGTCAAGAAAGAATCAAAGAAGCAACAATTGTTGTATCCTGATGCCGAAATTCGAGAAAGTTTGAGAGAAGGAATTGATTGATAACTTTTTAAATTATCTTGAGAAGTTTGACCAAGAATACCCGTGTAAGATGCGTTGGCACCTTGTTCAAAGCGAGGTGGGGCAGAAGTCAAGCCCTTGACGCCAGGAATTCGTTGAAGGACACTTTCCAAAAACAGCGTTGGATTTGTAATTTGCATACCATCTGGCGAAATACCAGATGACATCATCTCTAACCAATATTGTAGAAAGAAAGACGATGGACGCAAGTGATAGACTTCGTAGGCTTCAAGATTTAAAACTCTTCCAAGGTTGGGCCATTCAACAACAGACTCTTCAGCCTGGAGTCAATGTAAGCACATGCTCGGGATTTACATCATCAAGTACAATTCATAAATTTGTAACTTATGACTATGCAAGTAAAGTTACTGCAGGACTCGTCTACTTTAGCACTTGTCAAGGTAGCCAGTAGAGATGTCCAACCAGAGGCCATTGAGGGCTGTGGTTTTGGACAATGATGAGACAACAGGTTCCTATGCAATTGTATTTGTAATTCTCGAGATTCTGCAAAGACTCACTGATGTCACCGAGGAGTATGTAAAATCTATCTTGGATCGCCTCGCAGTATGGATGTATAAATTCGGTCTCTTCCGACCTGGATTAAGAAAGCTTTTGTTTACACTGACGCACATGCGAAACAAGGGAATGATTGATTCGATTGTAATGTATACGAATCAAACTGAGATCGAACACACTATTTCTCTCTTGTGGAGTCCTCCAAAATGCATCGCCTATATGATGAACAAAATGGTAGAGGAAAGTGTATTTAATCATATACTCGCAAGAGAGGTCTCATCCAAGAAGAATACAATAGAAATTCTCAAAAAGAAATTTACAAGAGTTTTAGATCTACATCCGTCTTTTCCCAAAAATATTTGCGAAATGGTATTTGTGGACGATTTGGCTTCTCCAGACTTTATTTTGGCAAACGATATTCCAGAGGATGCAAAAAATAACTCTGCATGGTACAAGATTCCACCCTATAGGCGCATTCTGACTTGGCAAGTATTTTATGGATGTCTCAAATATTGTTTTCAAAATAAGGATTTTGTAAATGATGTCTATTTCAAATCGTATTCCAAGTACAAGACATTGTGTCCAAAGGAGGCGACAACTATAGAGGAGTTTGACGACGAACCTCCCTTGGAGGAATTGTCGAAATTTATAATTTCAAAATATATCATGGAGCCCGTATAAAAGCGGAAGTAAGAAAGGAGGTAATGAAACCAGAGAAACAGGACAAACCAGAAAGGCCAGTAAAACCAACGGATGAGAGGCTGAAAGAAAGCATGACAATCTTGACGAGAATTCAAGAGCTTGGAATTGCAAATACGGATCCATCTTACAAGGAATTGAGCGCAAAATTTAACGAATGGATCAAGGGAGGTGATGCATGGCAGGGAACCATTGACTTTCATCGATGGAATCGTCGTGCTCACGTTTTGCTACCGACAAAGATTGGTACGATAGCAAAATGCGATTTGTTACATCATGTTTTTTAGATATTCATAAAATTAATTTGTAAAATGACAGGAAAGACTCGAAAAAATAGAAAATCCACTTAATACCCAAACAAGAGACCTGCGCGACCGCCAAAGATTCTCAAAATATTGTACGTCTCCAACCAAAGATAGATCCAAACTCTCTGTGGTTGGCCTTTCGCACCCGCAATGCCGAGTCGTACCTCTTTTTTCATAATTCGATTCATATTCGCCTCGCCCATTGGCACAGATCCTGGAAAGTAACCCGCTTGAACTCCAAAAGGAATGCAGTACATGTATCGATTAATCCAAGGAGACTTGCGTTCTTCCAAAGAGGGCAGAATGCTGCGATACAAGGCACAATTCTCAGTGCTCGTTTTAACGTATTTTCCTTCGTACAAGAGCTCTATGCTTGTCAAAGGCTCTGATCCTCTTGTCGCAAATCCAGGAAATAGGATACCAGGTCTATCAGCAAATGGCCCTTGACAATCGGGCCACCAAGGCACAAAGGTCTCTACAGGATCTGTAATCGCCATGTTTTGACTCGCGAGATCCTTTGTGGCCAAAAAGAATGCATTGTACGGAATCGCATTGTAGTTTTGCGCCATGAAGAACAAGTGTCTTGTCGGATTGGATATTTCTAGAGGGATTGTAATATCTCTAAATCCTTTGGTATCTCTCGGCTCAATTGCATAGTGCTGCGTGATAGGTATCTGAATATCGGCTAATCGAAATCGATTCGCTTCAGGCTTGTCGAGATAGACGTATTCTGCGAGCAAATACGTATCGCCGAGAGAAAGCGTATTTGGCATCTTTTGTCCCACAATAGGTGTCACATTACTTGTCACTTCTTCGCGATTCAAATACAACCCAGGGACCTGTTCCGTTCCACCCTGTTTCGTGTAAAAAGGGCTTCCTAGCATAGGCCAAAGAGCCGAACCTTCCGTTGTTGGAACAATAGCATCCGCATCGGCGCGCGAGTCGGTATAGTAGCAGCCGCCAAGACCCCTAAATTGAATGCCTACGCGTATCTTGTCCACGTGAATCGCGTCAATTGGCAAAGCAGCTCCGAGATCGCCTTTGGAAAACCAAAAAGGCAAGGGAACAATAATTCTCAAAGGTGTATCTGAATTTCCAAGACTTGTTTCGGTAAATCCATTTTGGACACGTCCAATGAGCTGATTTTTATTAACGAGTTTTTCGAGAGGTGTGTCGTATTCGTCGTGAATTTCCAAAAGTCTGCTGTCGAGAGTTTCTATGCGCGACCCACCAATATCCAACGTAACTTGCTGCAACAAGGCATGACCAATAGAGTTGGTCCAACCAAAGCGGGGGCCCGCAAATTGACTCGGTCCACCTGCCGCTTCAATCGCCGCTTTTTGATAACTATAAATGTCTGGCAAGTTGCAGACAAGATAGAGTCTTGTTAAAAGTTCACCTTTTTTGACGAGTTCGCAGAAAGCCTGTTTACCAAAATCCGGCCTCTGTTGGAAATCGAGCCGCGACCACTGCGTAGTCATGCGTCCTGCCCGCGTAAGAACTCTTACATAAGCTTTGACATTTGTCGGACCCTCTTTTGGTAATAAACGGATATCTTGAGGCCCGCTATGAAGGAGTCTGACCAAAGAGGCCACCATCTACTGAGGAAATATGTTAAGCTTTAGGGGGTTAAAAAATTGGCCGATAAAATCACAACTAAATAAACAAACAAAATACAGAACAAAAATGCAAAGAACTAAGATTGTATTGAAGAAAATCCGATCTGCAAGTGTCGCTTCTGCCGCTTCTGGTTCTTCTGCTGCTTCTTCCATAACAACTACATCTAGATCCTCGCATTCCTCTGCAACGTCCAAAGCCCAGCCACACCCCCTTACAGGAAATGAAAAGCGCAAGGCATCCTGCAAAAAGGTTGGAGGCGCCAAGAAGCGAGAAGGGCATTCCAAAGAGTCTCTGTTCAATTCCTTTTGGGGAGATCCAAATGCAGAACTCACGTACAAGGCCGAAGCAGATTGCACAATCTTTCCAAATACAGAAAAAAGCAAGGAACTTATGAAGCAACTAAACAATGTATTTACACTTCCAGAAACCTGTGGTTACAAGTGTTCATTAAAGAGCGGCATCAGCCTACAATTTACTCTTGGAAGAATTCCAGAAATCTCAGAAGCAAAGACTCCAGAAGAAAAGCTTGCAGCTTTCAAAAAGCCAGAGCTTTGGAGAAAGTATTTGATGAAGGATCAATCCAATTCTCCAGCAGACTTTATGGTGTACAGAGATTCTGACAAGGAGGTCTGGGTCTTCTTTCTGATGGAAGACGTTGTACAGCATATTGCAAACGAATGCATGTGGAGATTTACAGAAACAGGGCGCAGCATCAAGGGAGATTTTGAAGATTCTTCGAAAAAGGGTCGATCCGTCTATTTGACCTATGAGCATCGAAGCACGCACAATAGCGACTTTCTGGGAGCCAATTGCGGCCTCGGAAAAAAGTTTATAGAGCTTTTGAGAGATAAGTTGACGCACTTGATTGTCAAAGATCCGGTCTAGATAAAAAATTGAAAATCCGCAATCGCATCAATAATTACAACAACCAAAAATGGCCGTCAATATTTATCTCGAAAATTTCGTCTACTACCACATGCTAGTTCTAAAACCATTTCTAAAATGCATGAATAACTATACAACTCATTCAGACAGGATTATCAAAGACTATTTGGACTTCTTGTACTGCGAAGACGATATTTCTTCTCTTTGGGTCGAAGCACTTTCAAAAAAATTAAAAATACCATGGAAAGCCCCTTCGGACGATTTGAGCGAAACTGCGAGTGAGTCTTAGACTAAAGGAGGACAAATAATAAAGATTTCGTGGCTCTCTTTTTTATTGTCTCCTGTTCCCTCTTCGCGATTCTTTCCAATCCTCTTTTCGCCTTGACCATACGTATATTGCCATTTTGGAAACACTTGTTTGAAATCCTTGTACCATTCGCGAATTGTTGGACAATCATTGTAAGTCACAAGAAATCCACCCTTGTGCTTCTTCAACAAGTCTCTCAAGAGTTCGTGATTGAATCCATTGTGATGAATCGCAAAGTTGCAGTTTGGATACATCCCCTTGAACATTTTGGAATCACTTCCCAAATAATAGGGGGGATCGAGAAAGAGAAAGTCATCGGCGTGTCTCGGTATGACATTTTCAAAGCTATCGCAAGAAACAGAGAGCTTTCCACCACCATTACCATCAAATTCTCGAATTCGTTTGACGATTTCCTCGTAGCGCTCTTTTTTCAAATAAACAGAACTCTGCCATCCAAGAAACATCGGTCCGTAAGAGAGCTGCATGTTGTAATAATAATACACGGCCTGAAGAAGAGGATTTCCATTCAACATTGTCTTCTCCTCCTCAGTTAGTGCAAGACGATTCTTTGTTACATACTGCAAGGACTCTGGCTTTATGGTTTCCCAAAAGGTCAAGAGAATATTTCTATATTTGGTAAAGTGATCCTTGTCAGGGACCAGCTTCGCCAATTCGTCGGCCAGCTCTGCAGGTTTCGAGAGAGCCTGTTGCCAGAAATTCACAAGAACACTGAAAATGTCGTAGCCGACAACATCAAATCCAAGACAGCTACTCAAAACAATTTCAAAGGATCCACCTCCAAAGAAGGGCGATACAATCTTTTTGGACTTCAAGGATGGCAAGTTCTCCAGAATCAACCCTATTGCATTGCTCTTTCCACCTGCATATCTCAAAGGCGAAAGGGTCACGCGCTTGTAGCTCTGTTTTTTTCCCTTGATTTCCTTGAGATAGTTTGAAAGATAAGGTTTAGCGCTTTCGAGTGTATAGTTATGGTTCATTTTGTATATCTAGAATCACAAAATGAACCAGAGTCAATTTTTAGCCCACTAAGAGCTAAACACCTTATTGGCAATACCATTTTCAAAGCGCACCCAGTTCAAATTTATAGAATAGACGACCACTTCGAATTCGAGGTCTTCGCTAAATCCAGAATCAGGAGGCTGACGAACATCGATGCGAAGACGAACATCCTGGGATCGACTCGCATTCATCCAGCCACTCGGATTCTGAACACCAGGATTTTGTGAAAAGACATATCCATAGACAAAATTATTGTAGGCTACGATGCCTCCGCGATGCCGTTTTGCCACTTCGCTTCTGAAAAAGTCTCCATCTGCATGAATCATTTCGATTCCATTGACCTGTAACGTCGCAGCTACTAGCATACTTTCAAAAGGTCGAAAGGTTGGATTATACTCCCATTCAAGCCTATTGCTGTAATTTGTCCATTCGTTGTTTACGTTCACACCTTTGCGTCGAATAAACCACAAAAGCTCTTCTACAGGTCCGTTGATTTCCAATGGGAGTTGAAGACGAACAACCCCCGCGCTCGGAGTATTTACAACATACTTCTTTGGCTCCCCAAAGCGAAAAGTCTGAACATCTCTATAAAGTCTATCAAAAGGAGCTCTCAGCAATGCATCGCGGAGTTTTCCATCGACCAAGACACCATAGGTTACCAAACGCACATCTTCGAACTGGGGAGCAACTGAGGATGCTGTAACAGATACAATAGGTGCCGGACCAGGCGTTACAGAATTGTCGTAAAATTCAAAGGTCTTTCCAAGAGGGGTTTCTGTACATGGATCTCGAATACCGCTTGCGATGCGCACGCACTGGTCAAAGGGTCTCAGTGTAATGGCGACACGAATCGTACCCTCCTTGACGGAGCTAAGAGGAAATCCGTTGCGAAGACGAATGCGCTGAAAGCTAAACGGCATTACACAAGAAATATAACCATTCGATGTAGGAAATACATTGTAAGGCTTCCATGCTTTTAGAATGGGAATAGGAACACGGCCATTGGCATCGACGCCTGCACCAAATTGTGTATTTATATCCGAAAAAAGGAGACTGAACAGGTTGCTAAAATCCCCATCGATGGTCTCGAGCACTTGGTCTTCCAAAAGAAACTCGGCTTTTTGAATAAGAGAGGTTCCCAAACTATTTGCATAAAACCATGCCGAATTTTCGTCCACGTATTCGTAGACTCCGTTTTGTATATTTTCAACCACGTTTGGCGGAAACCAATGGCCAAGACGAATCTGTAGAGCAATGGTAAAGAGAAGATCACACGATTTGACAGAACCAATTTCAAAGACAAGTCGATTGCCAAATTCTGCAGAGCCTTTGAATACAAATTCTTGAATGGTCGGCGTAAAATTCAAATAGCGACGACTCGTATCTCTCGTAAACCACGATTTGTTTGTGCTCAAAGGAAACATGTCGTCGTCCATTTCATCGCGATCTGCAAGGTCTATGAGGGTCGTCTGGTCTCCCAGAGGTCTTGTTGAATTTAGGTTCATTTATGGACCCTACTCTGTGAGAAGGAACAAGAATCGATTAGGCCTTCTTGCCCTTTCGATACTCAATTTGCATATTCGAGGCCACCGCGTCCATTTCTTATTCTGTAGAGCGCCCAACTTTCGCAACAGCTTATCATCTGAGCCTGCTTGTAACCCAATACAGGGTTTACGTCAATGTCATTGAGGCTAATGGTGAGCATAGGCCTATCCGCAGTTGTAAAATTAATTCCACCAGTTGGTTCTCTTATAGCAGGTGTCTGGTCTTCTATGCGCCACCCACGACTCCAGTCCATTGTAATTATATTCCTTCCCAAAGACCTCTCTTGTTTTGCATCAATGACAACATTTTGCCACACATCGGGAGCCCAAGGTCCTTCGCGAACTTGCCCTGCTATCACTAGTTGCACGCTATTGTAGAATTGTCCCTTGTTTTCGACCCCATTTGTATACAGCTTTGAGTTTTCGAAATCCCAAAGTCTATTCTGCGCTACGCTAGCTGTATTTCGAAAGTAGGTCATGATGCGCTCAACATTGTAGTTGGCATCCAGGAATTTTATAATATTAGCATTTCCGTTCAAATCAAAGGGTGCATAGTCGAGTTGATTTGCACTAAAGTGATTATCAAAGTAACGAATATAGGGAACCTCTATAGTTTCTTTTGCTAGCTGTTCACGAGCTTCGTTCAAGAGATAGAGTTGTTTGGTCTTCAAATAGATGGTCGGCTGCTTCATTAGAGGTCGTGCTAAAGACAAACCGGAAACATCGTCTACGTCTCGATCTTGTGTAAACTCCTTTTCCCAAGGTGATGGAGTTTGTTCGTTTGTATTTGTTTCGATTAAACTCTCCAAGGGTCTCAAAGTCAAACGAAGCCGAAACGTCTGATTGCGAAGACCGCAGAGGGGCAGACCTCTATCGCCCTCCCAAGAACAACCAATCATTGGCAATTGAATTTCTAGGCGACCAGGGGTCGCATTTCGCATGATGCTAAGCCTTGAACCATCGTGGACTCCTGCGAGCTGCTGTTTCAGAAATCCTTGATTCCAGTTACCTCGAGACAAGGAGGCAACGTACAAGGAATCTCCGCTCACTTCCTGAAGTAGGATTTTATCTTGATAGATTTCTATTTTTTCAAACAAAAAGTAACCAATCCCATTGACATAGCCATAGACCTTTTCTGGATTTTCTGTTAAATAAGTATCCGAAGTTTGGTTAGAGGTGATCATTTCGGGCGGAAGCCAAGAGGGAAGTTCAACAACCAAGCTCGCCTCCATCAAAACATCGCCAGGAAGATCAAATTCGAATTCGCAGCGTTGGCCCCATCGCGGCTGATTCAAAGGATTTGTCCAACGAGTTTCTGGAAGACTTGCGGGCCAGCGCTCATAGGTCCAATTGAATGGTTGTACCGAATCTTTTTCGTCTTTTATGAAATAAGTATCTTTTACCCCTCTTGCAACAAGCTCGTACAAGGCCCCATCAATACTTGTTTGATTGCGCGTTGTAGCGGCCATATCCTACAATTGGATCTGCAAAGTATGTTTAGCCCTTAAATATAAAATTGATCTAATCAACCAATAGAATGCAGCCACCAGCCAATCATGACAAATCTCGTTATAGTCGAATCTCCAGCAAAATGTTCCAAAATTCAAGGCTTTCTTGGACAAGGTTGGAAGGTCATTGCGAGTCTTGGCCACGTTCGACGTTTGAAGGAAGAACTGGACGCTATTGGACTCGACAAGAATTTCGAAGCGAGCTGGGAGTGGATCAAAGAAAAGTCCAAGGCGATTGCTCTTATCAAAGAGGCTGCCAAATCGGCTACGCGAGTGTATCTCGCTTCTGACGATGATAGAGAAGGAGAAATGATTGCTTATAGCGTCTGTCTCTTGTTGAAGCTCAGCATCCTAACAACGCCAAGAGCCGTCTTTCACGAAATCACTGAGACCGCTGTAAAAGCTGCTATTCAGTCTCCGCGCATTCTCGATATGAACAAGGTAAATGCCGCACAAGCGCGCACCATGTTGGACATGATGGTTGGATTTACAATTAGTCCACTTCTTTGGAAGACTATTGGACCTTCCTTGTCCGCGGGACGTTGTCAAACCCCTGCACTAAGACTTGTAGTAGAAAAAGAAAAAGAGATTAAATCCTTCTCCTCCACAAGCTCCTGGAAGATTCAGGGAAAATGGTCAACCGCAACCAATCAAGCTCTCCAATGGGACGCTCATTTGACGGACGATTTGGAAGACGCAGAATCTGCAATCAATTATTTGGAACTTCGCCACGATCAAACAGGAGGGACGATTCTAAAAGTGGAAACAAAGCCTTGGACAGAATCTCCTCCGCTTCCTTTGATTACCAGTACTCTCCAACAACAGGCCTCCTCTCTCTTCAAATCGGCTCCAAAGGAAACTATGCGCATTGCACAGCGCCTTTATGAAGCAGGTCATATTACTTACATGAGAACCGACAAGGCAATCCTTTCAGAAGAAGCGAGGACAGAGGCCCAAACTATGGTAAAATCGCTCTATGGACCAGAGTATATTGGGCAATCTATCCCTAAATCTAAAACCAAATCCAGCACTAAAGCAAATAACCAAACCGAAGTCAAGGCACAAGAGGCTCACGAAGCCATTCGTCCAACGCACCTGGATTTGAAGGAGCTTCCAGAAAACGAAGAGTGGACCTACAAGGAACGAAAGATCTATCATCTTGTTTGGCTCCGCGCTATTCAGAGCGTGATGGCAAATGTGCAAGGAGATCAAAGAACCGCGCACTTTGTGGCAGACGGAGATGATTCTGATGATTTTCAGTGGAGGGCCACTTGGCGCAAGACAAACTTTCAAGGATGGCGTCGAGCTGCTACAAAGGAGACGACTGAAGATTCAGAAGCCACCGCAGAAGAATCAACCACACCAGAAGCACAATGGTCGCTCGCACAGAGTCTCAAAGAAGGTACCAAACTCTCTTGGTGCACCTTATTCGCCGATCCCCACGAGACAAGAGCTCCTCAAAGGTATACGGAAGCAACTCTAATTCGCGAACTAGAGCACCGAGGGATTGGACGCCCTTCGACCTTTGCCTCTCTGATTTCCACTATTCTGGACAAGAAATATGTGGAGGAAAAATCTTTTGAGGGTCGCGAGGTTCAAATCACAAAATACAGGCTCTCCAAGCCCAATCAATGGCCTCCAGAAGAGTCTCAAACGAGGCAAAAACTCGGAGGCGAAAAAGATCGTTTGTCTCCAACCCCTCTTGGCCAATCGGTCTTGGATTATCTCTTGGAGCACTTTGGAGATCTGTTTGAATATGGATTCACGGCCAAAATGGAATCGAGTCTCGATGCTATTGCAAATCAAGGAGAGGATTGGAAGAATGTTTTGAGAAACACGTGGGACGCGTACAAGGAAAGATACGCCTCTCTCAAACAGACAGAAGGAGATCTTTACAAATCAACTGAAATGAGACGGGTCTTTGAAGATGGTTTGGTGGCAATTCAGTGCAAAAAAGGTCCCCTGCTTTTGAGAGAATCAAGTGACGGAGACAAGGCCAAGACGATCTTTTACGGGTGGCCCGAGGGAACCGGATTCAAGGAGCTAACAGAAGAAGCTGCTAAAGCCTTTGTCGAATCCAAAAAAGCTATAGGAGAATACGAAGGACACTCTATTGTAAGAAAAACGGGCAAGTTTGGCCCGTATGTAGAATGGAATGGAAAAAGAGTGAGCTGCAAAGAAGAAGATACGTTGGAGACTATTTTAGAAAAGCTCAAAGCCTCAACTTCAGCTTCTACTTCTGCAAATCCGAGTGTCTTGAAGAAGATTGGTGACTTTGAGATTCGCAAAGGTCCATATGGCCCCTATATGTTCAAGTGTAACCTCTTTGGAGACAAGAGAAAATTTGTAAGTGTTCCAGAATCATTGCCTTTGGAGACACTAACTGAAAAAGAGTGCAATGTAATTTATCAAGAAGGGTTGAAGGAAAAAGAGCGTTCCGGTGGAGGCGGTAGAGGCAGAGGCAGAGGAAGAGGTGGCTTTAGAGGCAGAGGTCGCGGTCAATAAACGAGTTCAGTGTTCAAGAAGAAAGTAGGATATGACATGGCAAGTCCAAGTGGAGACTTGTACGCAACGCAAGCTCAAATTGCCAGACTTGAAGAAATAGTTCAGCAGCAGCAACTAACAATCCAGAATTTACAAAATCAAAAGAATCTTTTTCAAAACGACGTGAAACTTTTTATTCAGGAACAAATGGACGAAGCCGCCAAACAAAAGGGTTCCCGTTTTTCAGATTACAATTCCATAACCCGTTTTGTTACAAAACAACTTGCATCTGCTATTAGCCAACTTCACGATTCGAATTCCAAACTTCTTGAAGAAACAATTCCTTCTAAAATCCTAAAAGATCTCGAAAAACGACTTCTATCAAAACCCTGTGCATCAGATGATTTACTAACTCTATCGGCAAGAGTGAGTGCCTTGGAAGTAGAAGTAAAACCAACACTTCCAGCCTCGCCCGTGCCCACTTCCACAACTATCCCAGCCGCTACACAAGAAGAAATCAATAGTCTCAAAGATCATCTTGAACATCTTGAAACTAAGCTCTTTAAAGAAATACAAAATGCCTACAAGAAAGCCTATAAACCTGGAGATTACGCTGCCCCTCTAGCCAAGTTACAAAATCAAATTGCACTTCTTCAACAAGAAGTTGCGACTATAAAACAAGTCGATACAAAAGAGTGGGCAGAATCCTTTTTGAAAACCTCTAGTGCAAATTTGAGAAAGGAGCTTCAAGACTATATGATCACAAGAGCCTCTATGGAGGATTTGCACAAATTTAGAGCCGATATTGAACGAATCGAACAATTTTCAAAAGATGTTCAAGTGAATACACATAGGCTCCAGGGCGAACACCAACGAATTATCGAAGGCGTCGAGAGTCGCTTTTCAGAATCGGCCTTGGAAACAATAAAATCCAATCTTTCAAGAACCATTGAAGGATCCCTCGACAAGTACTTGAGAAAAGCAGAGACCCAGCTGAGATTGACTCTACACGAAATGCAAGAGTCGAAGAAGGCTGCAGAAGAAGAATACCAATCTCTCACGCTTCAAGTGAGGAGCCAGTATGGTCCTGAAATGTTGGCAAATCACATGAAACAATTAGAAGACGCTCTGAGAGCAGAATCTACCCTTTTTGAAAATGAGCTCAAGCAATCTACGTACGATCGATGCTTGCGCATGGAAAAGGAAATCCAAAGTCTCAAGAGTCAAGTTCTAGAATTTACCTCGGATGTCAAAACGCAACTCCAAGCTTCCAATCTGAAGGAAAGATATGCATTCTTTGAGGATAGCCTAGCAGAACAAGAGTCAAAATTTGAAGCGTTTACTAATTATTTAAAAAAGTATGAAAAGAAGCACGAGGATTCCAAGGAGACCCTATACAGGCTCCAAGAAGAAATAAACCAAACGAATGCAACACTAAATTCAGAAATTCAGTCTGCTAAACTCAAACTCCAAGAATGGAAGACCTCAATCAAATCCGAACTCGATGCGTGGCTGAGAGATCGTCAGGGACAAATTCAAATAAGATTTTCAGAAGCAGCTCTCGAAGTTCAACAAGTTCGCGATTCCTTTTTGGTCCTCCAACAGGAACTCCAACACGAAATTCTAGAACATAAGCAAAAGGAAAAGTACAAGGAATTCCAAAAGGCTCTAGAGACTAAACTAAAACAATGGACCCATACAAAAGACGAGTATTTGATTCAAAGTTTAACAGACTTTTCCCTCAAGGTGAAGAATTATCTGCAAAAGGTGGACGAACGAAACGCAAAGCTAGAAGAGCGCTTTAGTGAAGAGACGCTGCAGAGCTTTGTGAAAGAGTTTGAATATAGGATTAAACAAACAACGGACGATTGGATGCGAAGAAGAACGGAAGAATTTACTCTTCGGTATGGAGAATTCGAAAAAGAGGTCCAACGACTCTACAAACTCGCCGAGGAATCCAAAGAGCGCGAGACGACACTTTTTTTGACATATAATGAGGAGAATTTACAAAATCACATTTCCAACTCTGAAAAACGTTTGAAGGATGCTCTGGATCTTTGGAAGAAAGGGGAGAGTCTAAAACTCGAAGCTCTCAGAAAAGAAATCAAATCGGAACTCGACGAATCAAAATTCCTCAAAGAGATTGGAGAAATGCAAGAACTTCGACAATTCATTCAAAACGACGCCGACGCTTTCAAGGAATTGTATGGAGAAAAGACAATGCGGCGCTTTCTCTTGGATTTAGAAGCAAAAGCGAACGAAAAACAAAAGGAAATGAAGTCACAAATCTCATCAACCTTGGAAGCCTTGAAGACGAGAGTTGACGCAGATCTCCTTCAACTCACCTCTACTGCCGATCAAATAGAAGAGGCAGCGAATTTGCTAAAAGTGAATTTTGGTGAGGAAAAACTACGACAATTTGTCCAAGAAAGCGAAAAACGTCTTGTATTCTACAATACAAAATGGAAGGAAACACAAGAAACAATCCTTCAAGCCGCCAAGGAAGAGATTCAATCTACAAAACAAGACATTTCTAAATTTGTAACCTATTTAAAATCGCATTATACTGAAGAGCGTCTGTCAATTCTAATGACCTCTGTGAATGAAAAATACAAGATCATGATGGCTAGCTTAGAAACTTCCTATTCCCAGAGGCTCCAACAAAAGAATGAAGAACTTGCCAAGAGGCTTGACGAATATTACGAATCGAGTATACAGGATTTCGAAATTACAAAGGACAAAATTGTCTCTGAATTTGAAACTAGATTTGAAAGAGAGTCTGAAAAGAGTAGTCAAACTATAAAATCAAAGTTTGTAGAATTGGATATGGTAAACCATACTTTGAAAGAAGAGCAGAAGGATGCGGTGCAAAGAATGAATCAAAAGTTAGTCACAATTTCAGAAACTTTTGAACAAATGAGATTCTTCAAGGAAGAGTTGACCGATCTTTTTAGAAACAAACTCTTGGACTATTTGCGCGAAGAAAGAGTTAATGAAATCAAAACCTTTTTGCTCAACACTTTGAGCCGAGAGATTCTTCATTTGCTCACCACAAAAACAAATCAGGAACTTTCCAAAATTTACGACGATTTGCAAACTTTCAAGAAACAATTCAAAAAGGTGGGAACCGAGTTAGCAAGACCTCCCAATCCATGGACCGAGCTTTTGGAAAAGAAGAAGAAAATGTACAATACGCTGACAAAATGTTTTTATACGACGCTTTTTGTAAAAGACTCTGAAGTACAAAACCAAAAAACCTTACCGCCCATACAAAAGAGACTCGATGGATGGGACTATATCTGTTTTACAAATGCAAATGTGATTAATCAAGAAGGGTGGATTGTTGAAAAAGTAGCTTTGAATGCTACGGATGCTTTAGCTCTAGAACAAGAAACGCAAAAATACAAGTGGTCGAGCCACGATCTTTTGGCAGATTACGATGTGGTGTGTTGGGGCAAGGTTCCCAATGGAAAATACGATTCGGTCTGGTGCGATTGGATAAATCAAATGGTCGAAACCAATACGCAGATGCTTCTTATGCCACATAAGTATACAAAGTGCGCCTACAATTATCTCAATACTTTACTAAATTCTGGTTTGGCAGATCCTGATGATTTGGCAAAGGTAAAATCGCTCATGAAACAAATAGGAATGCCGTATGATTGGGGATTTTATGATACTGGATACGTTTTGAAACTCAATAAAGCAAAAGAAGTGAAGCAGATTTCAGAAGCGATGCTGCGATTGATGAAGGAGACGATTTGGGACGACAAGCTCATCTTGCCGATTGTGTATTACAGAAAAGAATTTAAGAAATTCAGTGCCCAGAATTTGTTGCAGATGTTTTAGAAATAGGATATCTAAAATTTTTTTATAGGTATTATTTAATAGATGTATGCTGGGAATTAGATTAATATTTCTATTAAGTTTATTATTCAATGAAGTTAAATGTCAATTTGATACATCAACTGGATTTGAATGTCAAAATTGTGATACTAGTACTGGTAATGGTGATCCAAGTAATGCAAATAATATTGTGTATTCACCTTCTGTATCCATTTCACAATCACAATCACAATCACAATCACAATCACAATCACAATCACAATCACAATCACAATCACAATCACAATCATTATCTAGCTCCTCATCTCCCTCATCATCAATAAGTTCATCGGTGACCCAATCTTCCGAACCTACAAGATCTTCTATTCCATCGATAACTATTAGCCCTTCAAGATCTATAAAAGCTTCAAGATCCTCAGAACCTTCTAGATCCTCAGAACCTTCTAGATCCTCAGAACCTTCTAGATCCTCAGAGCCTTCTAGATCCTCAGAGCCTTCTAGATCCTCAGAGCCTTCTATATCCTCAGAGCCTTCTAGATCCACAGAACCTTCAAGATCCTCAGAACCTTCAAGAACTTCAGAGCCTTCAAGAACTTCAGAGCCTTCAAGAACCTCAGAGCCTTCAAGAACTTCAGAGCCTTCTAGATCCTCAGAACCTTCAAGAACTTCAGAGCCTTCTATATCCACAGAGCCTTCAAGAACCTCAGAACCTTCTAGATCCTCAGAACCTTCAAGAACTTCAGAACCTTCAAGAACTTCAGAGCCTTCTATATCCACAGAGCCTTCTAGATCCACAGAACCTTCTATATCCACAGAGCCTTCAAGATCCTCAGAACCTTCTAGATCCTCAGAACCTTCAAGATCCTCAGAACCTTCTAGATCCACAGAGCCTTCTATATCCACAGAGCCTTCTATATCCACAGAGCCTTCTAGATCCACAGAACCTTCTAGATCCTCAGAACCTTCAAGATCCTCAGAACCTTCTAGATCCACAGAGCCTTCTATATCCACAGAGCCTTCTATATCCACAGAGCCTTCTAGATCCACAGAACCTTCTAGATCCACAGAGCCTTCTATATCCACAGAGCCTTCTAGATCCACAGAACCTTCTAGATCCACAGAGCCTTCAAGATCCACAGAGCCTTCAAGATCCACAGAGCCTTCTAGATCCACAGAGCCTTCAAGATCCACAGAGCCTTCAAGAACTTCAGAACTTACTATACTATCAAGAATCACGTTATCCGCTTCAGCATCAGCATCAACGTCGGCATCATCGCAGTCCGTCTCGCCACAGATACCACAAGATATGTCGATACTCAGACCAAAACAAATATGTTCTAAAGGAACCTATCTCGAAGACAATGAATGCAAGCAATGCCCTGAAAACACAATTTTAACTGCATTATTATATCCAGTACTTATATTAGTAGGATCTTTCGGAACATTATTCCTATTTGTTTATTTTATAACCATACCATTTGTTAAAAAATATGGAGGAACACAAGCTGGTGCATTTAAGAGAAGCACAGCATTTATAGTTGAAATATGGAGTATTATTCAAATTCTTGTTCAAGTAAGTGAATCACTAAACAAAATACCAGATTTAGCATATCCTCTCCCTTACATTTTGGAAGTTTTAACATATCTAAATTTGCAAGTAAAATCAACACCTATTAGTTGCTTGACTATTCGAACATTTCTTTTACAAATAATAATTTTCTCTATAATTTTAGTAACAACTTTCATTTATTTAATCTTATTTTTGTCTAAAAATCCAACATATAAAAAAATACAAAATTATATAGTTGCCATACTCTTCTTTATTTATGGGCCGCTTACAAATCAATTATTTAAAATATTATCTTTTAAAGAAAAAAATATATCATATTTGGAGTACATAATTATGGATCATGATGGAACCTTAAAAGACTATGATTTTGAACAGGGAATACGCAGCGTGATAGTTTCTGCTATTCAACCTAGTGTAATTTATTTTGAAGGATATCATAAAATATCCCTTCTATTATCTACATTTTGCATACTTTTTTATGGAATAATTGTACCTCTTTCTATGTATCTATCAACAAAAGCAAGCTCAAAAAATTTATTAAAAACTTATAATATTGCAGAATCTATTCAAACACCCCTATTCGTTTCAAATACTCTGAACAAGACTATTAAAAAAAGAATAGATAGAGATTTACGTTTTAAAAGAGACCCTTTATTAGTATCACTAACAAGAGGTACCTATAAAACTAGCAGGTCCCTTTTCAAGTTAATCGATATTAGCCTATTATTTTATCAAAGTTTTTTGGTCAATGGACTAATAGGTTCATTTGGATTTCATCCAGCTTTATCTACATTTTCTATCCTAGGATTTATTACATATATTTTTTTATTGATTAACTATAAACCACATACTAAAGAAATGCATTTTCTATTTTCTTCCAAGCTTGTTTTTTATGCAACATCGTCTACTATTATAGTATCGAGTATGATTCCAAATACATTCCACACAAGTACTTTTGGATATTTGATAATTATAGAAATTGTTGTATGTTTGTGTACAATACTGATAAGTTATATTATTTCTTTGATTGAAGGGCAAAAAAAAGAGAAACTATTTATTAGTGAAAGTATGCGTTTTATAAATGATATAAGCAAAATGGTAGATCCCAAAGATATTCAAGACTATATACAAGTTAATTCTATAGATTGTATTGATGCCTTATTCGAAATACATGGAACAACATATGAAAGTGTAAAAAACAAAATAATAAATGCAGTAAATAATAGTAAACAAAATGAATATCAAATTATAAACCCTATTTTAAATTTTGATGAATATAATTCTTTTAGAGGGGATAAGCGTATAAATTTATTTAAAAATCATAGTATAAAAAAAATATCTTTTAAACCGAGTGCAATTAAACAAATTAATCAGTTTAATTAAGGATATTCGAATGCAAATTATTATTTATATACAATAATTTGCTTTCGCTGTTTTCTTTTTGTTTCTTTATTCTCTTGTTACCACTTTTCTCGTTTTTATTTTTATTTTTATTTCTTTACAAGCAATTTACGCAGACTTCTTGGCGACGCGCTTCTTGGGGGCCTCGGCCTCAACAGCTGCGACGACAGGGGCAGCAGCAGCCGCCTTTTCAGTCTTCTTGGACTTCTTTTCGGCAACCGGTGCGGCAGCAGCGACGGGGGCCGCGGCAACAGGGACAGAGCCACCGCTAGACTTGCGACGAGCAGAGGCCTCGGCAACCGCGCACTTGTACGGGGTCTTGGCATCGCTCTTGCGCATCTCTTCCCAAACCTTGCGGACCTCGTCGTGCCAGGCCTTCAACTGCTGGGGGGTCTCGCCCTTGGCCGCCTTTTCGCCATTGGCGTTCACGCGAGCGCCACGACGACGACGACGCGCCTTGAGCTCCTGACGAGCAGCGCGCTTCAAATCCTTCAAACCTTCTTCCAACTTGTTAATGCGTTCAACGAGGCTCATTTCAACACTTTCAGTTGCTGCGGTGGCTGCCATTTCTCTTATACCCTTATGATTGTTAATATTGTTAGGTCTTTAAACGCACAACGGGCAACCCCGTTAGTTTGATTCGGGAAGTTTAGAAGCATTCGAAAAATTCAGTGCGTTCAAAAATGACGTCCAGACTACAAGCTGCTTTGAAGAAGATGGAGACACACGTTCCCAAGGCAGCGTGTCCAGTTCGTCAAGGCACACCGGGGATTTTAGAGAAAGAGCTTTCGCTATTAACTCTGCGTGCGTTTGATTATAGACTGGTCGTAGACCTTTTTTCTGAGCAGCCGCAATCTTTGAATTGATTTGGATACACAAGAGTTCAGATCCATCCAAGCCCTTCCACTCAATTTTGCTAGAGACGATTCCACTCACGCTATCGGGCCAGACACTATTGGTACTGCGGTCGTTTGGTCCGGAGACAAGAGGGCATATAGTGGAGGAACACAGGGCCTCTGTAGAAGGCTGAAAAGGGATATAGTTTAGACTAATAGAGGTCGTAACACTTCCTTCAGTGATTTCTGAACCGGGATTGTCAAATTTTACAATCATATCGATCTGTTTTCCACGGACGGGCGGATCGGGCGAAAGGCCAAGTTCGGTAATTTTTAGCAGAGAGGCGCCATTACTGCAGTCCACGATTTTTGCGTCAGTTTGGTAACAGACCATGGAAGAGAATAGACCAAAAAGAATGCGTCGGACGTTCATTTCTAAATCCCCTCTCAGAGTATTGTTTAAACCTACTGCCAAATAAATTGCAAAGATATAGTAGTATGTCATCTTTGCCAATTTATTTGATTCTGGGGCATGGAACAGAAAAAATAGTTAATTTCAATGAAAGAGAACAATTGCCTGATGGGTATAATCTTATAACTTATTCTGAAGCGGGGAATGCCTCCTACATGGAAGAAGTTTGTCGCTCTCTTGAAATTTTTAATAATCCCGAATTAGAAACTATTTTGACAGAACCTATTGAAAATAAACTAGAATTAGAACATACTTTAAATAAAACTATTCATATTTACAAACCTGGCAATCATATTCCTGAATTAATGATAAGTCCAATGTCCTATTGGTCTTTTTCTCAAGGTGTAGTTGATTACTATCAATTTATTAGATCAGGGGTATATAAATTCCCAATTCAAGATAAGACATTTAGTGAACCATTTTATAATTTAACAGAAGACCAAATTACTGACCTTAAAAAAATCCCGCGCATTGAATTAAACTTGGAACAATGCTCCCAAAATATAATGTTTGTTAAAAAGAAGGACTTTAATAAAGAATTACTTACCAAACTTTATGAAGGTTCACTTTATCCTTCTAAAGAACAATTAGATTATTTTTCTAGTAATTTTAATCCACACATAATTGGAAATAGAACCCAAATATCTCTAAAAAATCTAATGAAACAGCTTGGACCAGGAACCTACTATTATATTATTTGTAGATCCGATTCAGAATTTTATGGAAGAACTAATGCCATGATAGAACGCTTTTTTGGTGTTATTGGATATAGAGAAGCGTTTGAAGATGAAAATTATCTTAAAGGGGAAAATCTAAAACTAATAAAAAATTATGAAAACGCAATGGAGAATGCTGGACGTGAGATTTTAAGAATTCGAGACACTAAAAATATGTTGCGAAGCTTTATTAAATTTTTACAAAATTATCCCAACAATATTCCAGAATACGAGGAATTACCTGAAAAATATAAGGAATTTCTTGCCGATATAATGGAAATGCCAGATATAAAAAATTTGGAGAAATACATACAAAGTCTAGAAACAACGAGACGATTGTCAATACACCAACAACAGCGAGGTGGAACAAGAAGGAAATCTAAGAAGAATACGAAAAAATATAGAAGCAAGACTTGTAGAAAAAATACTAAATAGTTTGCCTATCGTGTATTCATGTCTTTTTCAAAAGAATGCTATAAGTTTGAAAAAGAATGAGACGGACATTTATTTAATCTTTTTTATCTTTATAACTTTTGGTGATGAATTGCTTATTGTAGTTGATAAAATATTCTATGTTTATTAAGTTTCCATTCAAGTCATAATAAGATCCATATTTATCCTTATAAACATCAAAAATATCCTGATGTTGGATATCATAAATCGTTACTTTTTCATATAGTATATTGGAGTTAGAATTCATTCTAATTATCGACTCATTGTATTGTTTAAACTTATAAAATAGGTTTGAAAAATACTGGGATAGCGACTCGTGGTTTCGATCCACGGACTTTTGGGTTATGGGCCCAATGAAATTCCTCTTTTCCAAGTCGCTTCGCTTATAAACCGATATTTAATTCGCGCAAATATTCCGCGCTTACACTTAATAACACCCCTTTTCTCCCTTGTTGTACTTTGCCAAGAGGCAAGTGGATCTGCACGCACCGCTCACGCGAACTTGACCGGGAGGGCATGCAACAGCACCTTTTGCAGCACCTTCATCTGCAAAACCCTCAACAAAGTATCCCTTCAAGAGGCACAAGACGACCACAAACACGAGGGCGTGGACGATGGCCGCCGCGATGCTCGTTTGGCAGCTAAAGAAGATACCCTTGGGACCGGGCGGGAGCGTCAATACAACGCCAGGAGACAGGATAAAAAAGAGCGCAGCCAGATAAAACCAGTTCATTCTACTAGCTCTGGGTATTTCAACAAAATTGAACAAGCTTCTTTTTCTTGATCCTAGCAAAAAAGCATATGTGAAATGGAAATAGAAATGGAAATGGAAAATTACATAAAAGTTTCACAATTCTGCGACGAAATAGGGTGTCAATTGCTGACAAGCTTCGAAGAGTTTGAGGCACAGCGGCAGAATGTTTTGAATCAATGCTATCATTATGTTCGTGTAGACTTTATAGGGCTTTGTGGGCACGCCTCGAGTGCTGTTGTAACAAATTTTATGACGAGAAAGACGGGTGTCAATTGCAAAGAGTGCGTTAAAAAGAAAACTGCGACGGCCTTGAAAAATAAACCATTAGAATCTTCTGAATTAGAATACATGAGTTTACAAATCTTTGAGGATTTGATAAAAGATAAATATGAAATCGTTCGGACTAACGAAGGATGTCGTGCTGATTTGGCGATTAGAAAGCGAAATGGAGATTTGTACATGGGTATTCAACTCAAAACGACTATGAAACAAATACATAAAATGTACTCATTTCGTTGTTTGGATAAAGACTATAAGAATATGTTAATTGTGGCGATTTGCATATCTGAGAAAAAGGTTTGGATAGTTCCTTATAATGAGACAAATTTAAAAACAACTCTAAACATATCTTCACGATCCAAATACAATAAATACTTTGTTGAAGATAACAATCTAATAACAGAATATTTGGATAAATATCTTGAAATCTATTGTATTAGTTCTTTGGAAGAACTAAATACACCTGTGAGTAAATATCAAAAAAGAGAGCAAGAATATGTTCAAAAGCGTGAAAAATACGTAAACTTTCTGGAATATAGTAGACCCAATGCGCAAAATACTCCTACAGATTTTATGGTAAATGGTAAGAAGATACAAGAAAAAGTGTGTGGGAATATATTAATTAAAAAGAACTATAGATTGATTGCACATCTTTCCTCAAATAATGGAAAGAATGAAAAGGGTATGCGACAATATCGAACGTATTATTTGGGTGAAAATGACTATTATTGGTTTCACTCGAGTATTGATGATCGATTTTGGATAATTCCTGAGAAGATTTTGTACGAAAAACGATTGATATCAGAATCGAATGTTAAAAAGGGTAAACAAATTATAAATTTAACTTCCAATTGTTATGATGTATACAAATACGATTATATGAGTTTTGACAAAGAGAAAATAATGGATTTGTTTAAATGAAAATATTTACGAATAGTTTCATTGTAAGCGGTTCCTGTCGGGATCGAACCGACGACTTACGAGTTGCAAGTTATAATATATAATTATTAGATTATAAATTTACATAACAGCTCGTTATGCTACCTACTGCATCAAAGAACCACGAGAGAAATGGGCAGCCTCAGCTGCCTCTTTATAGGATTTTTTCCAAAAATTTTGAACGGGGGGAGCGATTCCGTCCGAATTTTATAGGTTTTGATAGCGCTATCTTTTGTATGTCTCCCCACTTGATCCGGAGAAAGTAATTTGCAATTTTAAACGCATTCCAGCTCTTTTGTTTCAGGATTCCACGTCCCCAAACATTCCCCCTTTCCACCTTCACAGCTCTTCTCGTACACATTTCTCGTCTCGACATCGATCCAGCATTCTTGCTCATCGTACTTGAACTTTTCGTACACAACATCCACGATTTCCTCGACTTCAATGGGATCGTCCATAGTCTCCAGAAACTGGATTTCTGGTACTAGTTTCGTTAAAACAGGGATCTTGTCGACCCTTTTGAGCTTGATCTTTGCTGGCTTTGCAGTCTTCTTTTGTTCGTCCTCGAGGCAAAATTCATTAATTGTATCCGACGAGGAACCAGAAGACTCGGACAAGGCAACAATGAGATCTTTTACGGACATTGACCTCGTACCCTCTTGTGCTCTTTTTTGGGCCTTCATTGCAACTTCTATACTCTTTTGAGAGGGAACTCCATAAGCCTTCACCCTTTTATGGTACCAGGGTCCATCGAAAATATGCGATTCAGGTGTATAGATATCATTTACCAACCCATGGGGAAAGGTACAGACGTATTGTGTAACATATTGCATTTGAAGCTTCAAACAACGTTTGCACATAAGATCTCCTTCCTCTTCAACGGGCATTCCGCAAACGGATTCCAAATAGAACTTGTGTTTGCCATCGCCGAATCTCAAGATGAGATCCTTCTTTGTAACTCTTTTTTTACACCACATGATTGTATTTAGTTTGGTTTAGTTGCATCAGAACTCAATTACCCAAGTTTCAATTTTTTAGATTAGAGAGTCTTCACTTCAGTCTGCTCGCCAATGAGTGCCTCCCAACTCACAGGGAACTTTTCTCGCAAGAGAGTATTCAAGGCCTCTGCGTACAAGCGAATTTCCTTTTGAGCATGAGGATCCAAACGGAGCTTGCAGAGGCGCGCGTAGGCATAGAGAGATGCGGTTTCGATAAATTCGGTATACATGCCCTGAGGTAGAGTAATGCGAGCCACTTCAGGAGCCACGTTCATTTCCAAGAGTTTGTTGTAGTTGTCGACAGCAGTCTTATTACTTTGCTTCATGAGCTCAGAAGCCCCTTCGTTGTCTTCAACATCTTCGAGCTTACTACCCTGCTTTACCTTGGGGTCACGTGCTCTCAAGTGCAACGGATCGTAGGTTTCTGGCATTTCGTCAACGTAGCGACGGCTCACCTCATTTCTCGCAAAGCCAATGGTATGGCGAAACCATTCTCTCGCAACGAAAATCGGCATCTTGAGTCGCAAACGAACTTGAGGATGGAAAAAGGGGCTAATATGCCCGTGCTTTGCCAAGTAGCGGATGAGCTTCTTGTCTGCTTCAGTAAGGTTGTGACTTTCTTTTGCAAAAGAGACACGAGCAGCATTTACAACAGTCAGGTCGTTTCCCATGACTTCCAACACTTCTACGCGACTTTTTGTATCTTCAAGAGGGTCCATTCTTTATTTTCTGTTCTAAAATTTAATAACAATACTCGTTTAGACCGATTCAAGTCGCCACCCCCACCTAAATTTCTATTTATAAACTCATTTAGTAAAATGTCCACAATAAATACAACGCTTCCAATCGAGCGTCTTCACCCAGTTCTAGTTCCCCAGATCCGCTTTCAGGATCGTTTTGGCCATCCCAATGCGTATATTGAAATGAATCCATCGATGCATATTGATCAAGAAGGCCGTATGACAATTCTCGTGCGCTGCATTAATTACAGGAAGTTCAAGGACAAGGCATTTACACTCTATCAGAACCAATCTAATTCAACCTACTACGTGGCTTATGGAAAGCTAAAGTATGAAGAACCTCTTGATCTAGAACAATTCAACATAAGCCCTTTGACATATACATACAATCTTCCTACATATCCAACCTATTGGACTGGTCTCGAAGACATTCGCTTTGTGGATGGAACAACGCTTTTAGCAACAATTCCTGAATGCACGCCTTCTGGCAATCCCACTATTTTCAAGGCAAAGCTCGACATTAATCGAATTCGCGATTTTTCGCCCTGTCTTCCAAACAAGGGCTCTGAGAAGAATTGGATGCCGTTTCAGGACTTGGACGGAACACACAAGGTCGTCTACAGCGTTTCTCCGTTTGTTGTAAAATCTCTTGAAGCCGAAGAGTTCGAGACGATCTCGACAGCAAAAGAGCTCGAAAGCTATCATGGTTCGACAAATGGTATTTATTACGATAGCAAAAACACAACTATTCTCTTTCTGGTTCATTTGGACAAGGTCCACAGATGGATCAAGTTCAACTTGCAAAAAAGAGAGATTGCAATCTCAAAAGAATTCGTATTTTTCAAGAACTCTTATATCGAATTCCCATGTAGCCTGGCCTCTTACAAAGACAGATTCTTTGTAAGTCTTGGAGTAAATGATGATAAGGCGTTTATAGCTGAAATTAAGAAGGAGTCTATTGATAGAATGTTCTCGTAATTAAAAAATTGGTCGGCAACCCAACCTCGGATTATAGTACAATTGAGAATTCAAAAATGTTTCAAGCCATTCACAGCATGAGTGACGAAAACCTTGTTTATTATTTTGGCGCGTTGCCATTTATGATTGTAGTAGTAATTATAGCAGTTTATTCTGTTATTGAAGATATTCGTTATCATGCAAATCAGCGTATTAGCAAAGCAGAAAATGAAGCCAATAAAGAAAAAGAAGAAGTTACTATTCTTACAGAAGAAAGAAATGAACTAATCGACGAAGTTGCCGAATTAATTGAAGAAAAAAAGGGCCTTCAAGGACAAATCGATACTCTAAAAACCGAACAAGAGGAAATGAAAAAGGTGATGGTGGCACTCACGGAAACTCTTTCGACTCTGACAAATACGAATATGAGCAATATGAGTAGCCTTCTGTCAGAATTCAAGAAAATCACGGAATACATTGGTGTATTGAAGAATTATTTCCCTCAGCTTCAGGAACGCACAATTACGATTGGTAGCGATCCGAGTGCAACTTGGACTCCAACCTTTGCACATTCAGGAGATACTATTATTCTAAAATACAATATTGTTGACGTTATGACTAATAAATGCCTCAACGATATTGTACAATCTCTCTCCATTATTATGCCTGAAACAAAAACAATTGCGATTCCAGCTGGAGCAAAGTTGGCTGTTTTGAGCGCAAGAAATAAGAGTCCCAAGAAGTTTATTTATTTGAAGGATATTACTCATTATGCAAAGGAGGCGTTGGAGTACAAGTAATATATGGTAGCTTACTGACCACCCCTCATCATTCACCACCCCTCATCTTTTTCTTCATACCGAGGTACGCTCCGTAAGCAACAAAACCCAACGCAGCCCCTCCAACAAACATTCGCGTAAGTTTCCAATACGGCATGTAGAACCCGTGCTGTTGATAATAATCGGGAATTGCGCACAAGGGGCAACTCTTTTTTCCATCAAAGGTGTCAGAGTCTTCTCTTTCATTCGCCTCGGCAAAATACGTCATTCGGAGTGCCCAGTGCTTGATAACGCGCAAACCCTTCAGTTCAGCACAAGCACAAATATAGTATTCAATGTGCGTTTCTATAGGGAACTCTTCTTCTAATAGAATCTCTGCACCCTTGCGAGACAAGACATATGCGTGTGCACCCGTAAAGTCTCGAACCTTCCACCACCCTTTTGGAGCACCCTTGATGAGCGGTTCCCCTTTGAAGGCCCATCGATGGGTTCCCAAAAGCCACATGTCCCAGCCAGAAGATGGAAGTTTAGGAATCAGTGCATCGATGGTTGCCAACTTTTGATCGTCGACTATAGTGTCGTCTTCAAATACAACAACATAGTCTGAATCAGATTCTAGAAATTTTTTCCAAATAGAAATGTGCGAAAGGGAGGCGCCAATTGCTCCCGCAGTGCAAATTTCATAGTGGCTTCTGCGATATTTGCGTTTTATGTTTTGTCTTGTATGCATGCTTATCCTTTTATCATTCAGGACGTCCAACTTGGATCCATCAACGGCTGAAAATCGTTCAAGAGCCTTGAATTCTTTTAGAGCAGGTTGCATTGAAAAAGTTTGCCATCGATCTTGTCTTCTGTCCAAGTTAATAACGTAAGTTGGACACTTTCGCAGTTCCATAGATCTTCTTCTTAGATGCAGGGATAAAACTAATGAGGATCTTGGCTTATGCTTCTCATCACAGAGGCAATTTGGGATTGCATAGCATTTTGGAATGTATATTCTAGAGGTTCAGCCTCTTCTTCGGGGGTCAGTTCAGTAGGTGCAACAACTCGAATAGGTCTCATGGGTGTGCTAAATCCTCTTGCAAGACCAATAGATGCAATGTGCTGATTTAGATTTGCATTATCCTCTCTAGAAAGACTATCCTCGCGCATCCCCTGTTTCAAAGCGGAAACCTCATTTCTCAAAAGGGCTGCAACAGAATTTCCATTGTAAAAGGCGTCGTTAACTGCCATTTCGAATGCATCAATCCTTTCTGAAAGTGCACTTTTCTCGCCCGCATCAAGTCTATGCCATGATCCAATAGCCTTCAAAAGATCAGTGCACGTGTATCGAAGACGGGTCAATTCAATGTCTATCTCTCGCTCATTTTCTGACCTTTGACAAATAGGTGCAATTGTAAACTTTTCAAGAGATGGGAGAAGAGATCCCTGGATTTGTACAACTTCAGGATCATTAATAGTCTGTGAAGGAATATCAAATAGAATAAGAGGTTTTGTTCCAGAATAAATATCGCCAAGTACGATTTGTTTTCTTCCGTCTACTATACGGGTTGTATGAGGTCCATGGATCTTTGATTCTTCTGGGACTTTGATGATAACATTTTGGAATGCGCAGCTCATCAATCCTCCCAGTGTATCTCCAAATGCAAATGCAGTATCCTCGATTGTTTTTACAATATTATAAGAGCCACTGCATTGTTCTGAAATTGTCTTGAGGAGATCCGCATTGTGGTCAGTTCCATACGCTACACAATGAATACTAAGATTTGTAAATGATGTTTTTAACTGACTACAAATATCAATAAGATCAGTTGGTCTGCACATTCCCCTATTTGCATATCCATCTGTCAAGAGAAGCAGACCAGTTTTAAGATTGCTCGTGTCTTCGGAACAAACCTCTTTAACATAGGCAAGTCCTGCAGATAGATTTGTACATCCATTCACATAAAGTTTCTTGATGACATCTCGTATACCCCCCTTTTGAAGGTCGCTGACGCTGACAGAATTGAGATAGAGAGTCCCAGTTTCTCCAAATGTAATGAGACTCAAACGATCGTTTTCGTTCAAGAAGTCAAGAATGAGTTCACAGCATCGTTTGACATTCTCGAGCTTATTGTCTACTTGCATAGATTCGCTTACATCCAAGAGTAGAATAATGTGTGTAGGAATTCTATCGGTGCTCTGAGGCGCTTTCAGACGGATTGCACAGGGAATCATTTGATTCACCACATCGGCAGTGATGATAAAATCGCAATCCATTTTTGTTGCAAAAAGTATTTTAGTTTTAAGAATCAATTTTTTCATATAATTTCTTACAAGGGCAAAATCGTATCAGTATATTGTACTGCCCTGAGTCCATATTCTTTCATGCACTTTTCGAGAAAGAGACAACAATCATCGCAAGGTTTTGAAGGCATGACGAACGATCTCGAGAGTCTCCAAACACAAAGGACTGCACCTCGAAGTTGACTAAAATCGCCTAGTTTTTTTACAACATTTCTTTCAGCATGTATTGTATACTGGCTGTAGCCACAACCCTTGCTGCGAGTTCCAATTCGATTTGTCGCAATGGCAATTACTTTACCCCTCTTGACAATTGCAGCAATATGAAGAAATGTATTGTGTGGCTTCGTAGTTTGACATGGAGAATATTCGTACATGACTCTTTGAAGAATCGAAGTAGACATTTTGGTTGGGTAATTATTAATAACCAATCAAACTGCATCAATTTTTTTGAAATTAAGGTATCAAGTCATCAAGCCATCATTGCCTTTTTTACAGACAACATATCGGCAAGCGGATAGTCGATGGATCTCACCTTGGATAAGTTTTCTTCAAGGGGGCGAAAATCGTTCAAGAAAGTGTCAGGTTTAGGAAATCCGTTGAATTCTGTACTTGTGGCAGTTGTATAGGCGCCCATATCAGGGACATAGAGCCAATCACCCACATTCAACTCTTCCATGGATTTTGAATTTGCAATCCAGTCGAGGCTATCGCATGTTCTTCCAAATAAAGTAGCCTTTGTGGCCCCTCTTTGAATATCGTGGGGAGATGTATAAATTCGAGACATAGTAGGCTTTGCATGATCAAAAGGTATACAAGAGAATTGACCATATACACTTTCGTCAAGTGTATAGACCCATCCACTATCACTACCACCCCCTCTTTGCTTTTTGCCGACCACTTTGACATACAAATCGTGTGTAGGTGCCGCGTAAAACCGACCAGGTTCTGCAATGTATCTTTGAGCCTGCAAACCAGCCTTCAGACCTTCTTGCGCATAACGAGCCTGTTCTTCAAATGCCCCCTTCTCGGGAGACCAGCCACCTCCAATATCCAAAACTTTAAAATCCGAAACGAGATTCTTCTTTTGCAAAAGTTTCCAAATACTCTTGGACAAGGTAATTGCATCCCTAAACGCCGCTGCCGATTGTCCTCCAGAGCCAACATGAAAACTAATTCCAATAACGGGAATAAGAAGACTCTTTGCAACGTGTGCAACCTGTTCTACTGCTTCAGGTGTTACTAGACCGAATTTTGCTCCAAAAGGACAAGCGCTCCCGCTATCGTCTACTGCAATTCGCAAAACAACTTCTGGCTTGTAATTGTAATTGTTCATTTTTAATAATTCCTCCTTTGAATCGGCAGTTACCCACGGAATATTCAAGTCCTTGGCGACTACGATATCATTTGGAGTCTTGCACGGGTTTGCAAACAAAATGGTGCTTTTATCATCCGACTCAAACCCTAGATCCTTCACTATAAACATTTCTCTTGCACTGGCACAATCAAAAGAGATACCAGCTGCCTTCATCCAACCCAAGAGTACCGGGTCTGGATTGCATTTTACTGCGTAAAACGGGTGAACATTCGGAAGATTTTTCAACCAGAGCCGATGTTGGTTTATGAAACGACCATGAGAAAGCGTGTAGAAAGCACCAGTTTTGGGCGCCCGTGCAAGAAGTGTTTGTAGGGTTTCCAGATTTGCCAGTATATACGGGATAGAGATATTTTTTTAGGCCACACTCAATCAACTATAACTAATTCGATGAGCAATGTCATTTCACGTCCTTGTGTATTGATCAAATTGTAAAACATGTCTCGGAGACTGACTTGAATTGCATTGATGCGACTAATGGGAGCCGGTGCAGGATTTATAGAAATATCAAAAGTTTCCTTGTTCAAATATTTTGTAAGAGGATATGGAGAAAAAGTCGGATCTTGTTCGTTGTAGTTATAAATATTGTATTCGTCGTGATATAAAATGGCACTCGGCTCTCTTCGTCCACCACCCCTCAGCACTGCTCGAAGATCCTGTGTTGAATCAAAGCTAAAATACAAATAGGAACGTTCAAGGGCATACCATAAGTTGGGCAACTTTGGAGCAAGAATTACACCTCCCACCGAGGAATAGTCTGCAGTTCCAAACCCGAGAATTCGAGCAGGAGTCTTGATTTCTAAAATCGTTTTGGAATAGGCGTCAATTGTATCGGCAAAAGCCCCTGTAGAAAAGAGCAAGGCAAAAGGTTGAACACCTGCTGTTGCCACAATTTGAATTTGTCCTGTGTTGGCCACGAGACTCGCCAAATACGTATTTACAAACCCTGCCCCATTTAATACACCCGTAAGAGTTGACAAGAGTGTTGTAATTGTGTAGTGTCCAATAGGAATTTGTAGTGTAGCATTGACTCCATTTTCCCAAAATGTGAATTTATTCCAGCTAGAATCTATATTCAAAAAAGGGATTGGAATGGTTCCACCGACAACACGAATTTCGCGAACCTCCTTGACAGGAAATGGAAAAACCCACCGAAATTCGGTGGCCGAAGGATAATTTACAGAATCGCGATCGATGCTATTGAGTTCAACGCGGATGGTTCGAGATGTTCGTTTGGGAATTGGTTGAAGTGCAGAACCCGCGCCATTCGTATTTGCCGCCGATGGAACAAGCTGTGTTACAATTTTGCCATCTACGAGACGACTCGGGGCAAGAGACATTCACTCTACTTTTTGTTCTGAGCAGTTTGTTTGGCTTTCCACGCGACGTATCCGTGACTTTTTTCCATGAAATAACTGGATCCGAGCTTCTCAATGGCTAGTTTCACAAGGCGTCGCTCTTCTTCAGAACAGGCTGCCAAATACGCTTCTGCGTCAGCAGGTGGCTCATGAGGAGGTAGGATTTGTCTAATCATTCTTGGTTGGAAATCTAGAATGTAAATATCAATTCAATTTTATGTTGATACGGCAGGATGGCCACGCCCGAAGAAATGATAAAAATACTTGAGAAGGAAGGAAGACCTTTGTCTTCTTTTCATAAAGGGGATACTATAAAAGTGCGGAATAAAATGGAAACACACTATTCTTATAAACTTTCTGAAGAACCCGGAAAGAATTTTGAATCATCATTTAACCCGTATTTTACACCCGCTCAAATGCTGCGTCTAGGTGTTTTTGAAGGTAAATATTTGAACGATTGTTTGACGGAATTTCCAGCCGAATGGTTTCTGGACGCGATTGCTTTGGATAAACTTCGACCACAAGGAGCCGATGTAGAGGTTAATCTTTTTGGTGCTCGAAGTCGTTTGCCACTTCAAGAATGGAGAAAAAAGGGGTGGATTCCGCACAAGGACTCTAAGGCTAGCCAGTATCCTCTTCTTTCAGATCCTGACGAAAATCCAGACGAGAGGGGCTGGTTTCAGTGGTACTGCAGATATTGGATGGGACGGCGCATCCCGAGACTTGACGCTATTCAGATTCAACGTTGGAGAGCGTTTGCAAGACATTCAGGAGCTGTAAAGAAGAATTGCTCAAAGGGGGACTTAAAATGTAGACCGAGGCAACGACAGGCTTTACTTCAATGGGCCTGGAATCCATTTGTATAATTGATTCCTTATTATTTCGATATATTTTCAAATCATGAATAACTTAATTTTGAAAATATAGTTATATAAATAGAGAATGAGCGCGGCAAAAAATGCAACTGGTTGTGCAATTGTATATCATAATCTAGAAGATAATACCTATTTGATTGGAAGAGAATCACTCTATATTATTGAAGGAGGAAAAAAACTTTCAGATGCAATAAATAGTGGATTTGAAGGAAAAAATATTCCAATAGAAATAATATTATTAGATAAAGAACGAATTGATATTACATTGGAAATGATCGAATCATTTAAGACACATAGAGCAAGCTTTGGATATCCAGAAGGACCTTTTTTAGTACCTCCACTGCGATGTAAAGGACAATCTATAAGATACCCTACTACAAATTCGTATGAGGCAAGAACTCGTAAACCAGGATTTAATATTAGTTTTATAAAAGGAGGAATAGAAATAGATTGTAAGACTAGAGTGAAGGAAACACCTTTACAATGTATACAACGCGAAATTTTTGAAGAAATTGGAAAATTATCTGAAAATTTATTGCCAGATGATGGAACTGAAAAACAACTTATGGATGATTATATGGTATTTATCAAAGATATTCATCGTTCTGATGCAAATACAATTATGAATGCTATTAATGAGAGAAACAAACAACACATTGGTGAAATGTTTGATATGAAGTTTATGAAATTAAGTGAGATTGAAAAATTACAATTAAATTTAATTTCAAAATCTATAATTCGTTATTTAAGAACTAGAGAAGTAGCAGGAGCAGCTCCATCAAATTTAAGGTCTAATGCACCAATATTTGTTCCTAGATCACAGGGAGAAGGAGTTAATTCATTTCAACTATCTGCTTCTGCAAATTCATTTCAACCATCAGGAGTTAATTCATTTCAGCTATCTGCTTCTGCAAATTCATTTCAACCATCAGGAGCGGCCTCAGGAGCCTATCAGCAATATCCAGGAGCCTATCAAGGTTATCAGCAGTATCCAGGAGCCTACCAAGGTTATCAGCAGTATCCAGGAGCAGCACAGGGAGCCTACCAAGGTTATCAACAATATCCAGGATCAGGATACGGATATGGAGGTAAAAGAAAAACCAGAAAGGTAAAACAGACTAGAAAACACAAGAAAGTGTATAAGAAAACACATAAGAAAGCTCACAAGAAAACGTACAAGAAAGCTCACAAGAAATCTAGATCTTAAATTTCTGGATTATCCAGTACATAATCATAAACAATATACCACCCCAAAGACTATCGCCAACAGCCATGTACAAAGGATACTCTTTGAATCCAGCAAGTAGAGTAAAATCGTACACAGCATAAACTGCCATGCCTGTCAAAAATGCATCTTTGAAACTCGTCGTCTTGAGTACCAAAAATGCTAAAGCGGGATACACGATTAAACCTGCCATGGGTCTCATGCGCACATCGCGACCGCATTGTATTTTCTCAATAATTGCCGAATAGTTCCCACCTATGAAGGACAGCCAAGGAAGATCTAATAAAAATAATAGGACTGCCAAGAAAATAATTTTCATTATACCTTTCTATTTTTACTAAATATTATTAAAAAAACGATAGTCTCCAGTCGTATATTGATATTCGTACGGCATTTTTTTCTTAACAATTATGCAATTTTGACAAAAGGTAATGGAAGAAATGGAATTCAGGGTCGCATCGGATAGATCTCGCAGCTTTTCTCTCAGACTATTCTTGTCTTCTGCGCCAATAAATTTGGAATTTATGAAATCCACAATATTCTTGAATTTTTCAATAATAGAATTCGAGTGTCCATACCCATAATTTGTAGGATATCCATACAATCCATTGCGTTTCCAATAAGAGGTTTCGATATCCTCTATGATATAGACACCTCCATCGTTCAAGAGTTCCGAAAAAAAGAGATCAAATGTGAGAATTTGATGTTCAGGAATGTGTGATCCATCGTCGTTTATAAAATCGCATTTAACACCCATTTGTGAAATTACCGAAAGAAGTTGACTTTTGTTGGATTGATCTGCCTTAAAAATACAAAGTCTTTCATCCTTGTATTGACTATTGATATCAATTCCATACACTTTTGCTTTTGGAAAATACTCCTTCCACATGTCGACCGAATTGAATCCTGCAACGCCAATTTCCATCATATTGAATTCTTTATCGCACAAGTGTTTCAAGGCATCGTGATAAAAAATGTGATATCCGTGTGTATCTACCTTATCAGTTTTGTGCTTCAGACCAATGCTGCCCAGAATATTTTCCATTCTATGATATCTTAAATTTAGTATTTAGGCAGTGATAGGATTTTCAGAATTCACTTCTTCCTCTTCTTCCTCTTCTTCCCCATCTTTATAAAATATTGTTATTGCAAATGCAACAATAGCCAACCCCACCAGTCCACCACCACATGCAGCGTACTCGCGTACATTTTTTTCTACACCCAATGCGATGAGATAAAGCCCAATACTAAATAGTGCAATTTCTGAAACAAGAATAGCATAAATGGCAATTGGATAGTGCATTTTATTTGGTTGTATGACCCTATCAAATCTCAAATACTCAATTTTTTCCAGTCACCGCGTTTATTCATTTGAAGCTTATCTATAAGAATCCAGTAATGAACAACGTTGTGCAACTAGAAGCCTTTGAATCTCCCTTGCGGGGAAGAAGAATTCGCTGGTTTATTTCGCCAGGGGCTCCAGCTCTATATCCGCCCGGATTTCAAGAACAATGTTTTACAGAATCTCCCCCCTTTCAAAAGCGCTATTTAATTACGTCTCCCCAATCTTCTGAAGCCTGGAAGCTTACAGACAAGTGGGATGCTATTTTTACACCAACTACTGGAATCGATTGGAGTCTAGTCTTAACCTATTTGCTAAATCAGCCTCCATCGGTACTAGTTCTATGTACACCAGAAGTTCACATTCCTCTTCCATTTTTTAACAAGTGCACACAAGCCGGTCACAAGGCTCCAACCATTGTTTGTCTTCAGACTCTCACTCTTCCTCTTCCACAAGCACCCGTGACATTTGACGCAACCTTCTATCCACCCGCAAAGGGCGTTGAAGATCATTTAATGGATGCTATGCAAGCCTCTCTTGAAAATCTAATGTCGGCAGATCGTTTAAAAACGTTTGTCGTGCGCGATGCGTTAAAAGATCTTCGCGGAGCTGGTGCGACACTTGTCATAAGCCGCATAGAGGATCCAGAGCCATATTTGTACTGGTATTATGCATCAGAACCAAAGGCAAGAGGAAAAGACCTCTTGGCATCGGTTGTTCAAACTTTATTGAGTCGGGAGCTTACAACTTGAATCCGGAGACAATGCCTTCGGGTTTCATGCTCTCGCTACCACCCCTCTTGGACTTCTTGCTAAAGAGCTTGAAGGTACCCTTCTTGGCAATGTAACCCATCTTGCGGAGGTTCTTGATTGCCTTTTGGCCAGCAGCGTGCTTGCGACGGCTGACAATGCGGCCGCGCTTGGTCTTCATCAAGTCCTTCTTGAAGAGACCACCGGAAGTGTGCTTGGCAGTTCCGTGGAAGACTTCAGCCTTGGTGCCGAGAGCCTTGACCTTTCCGCCCATCTGAGCTGCATTGTTCTTGCGAGTGTTGTTCTTGCGCATGTTGTTGCGACGAGTCTTGGCCATTTCTTTCTGTTTTTACTTTACATTTTATTTTGTTACATCGGGAGCTTTGGGACTTCGCCCTTTTCGACTCTGTCCATCAAGTCGGCCATTTGTCCAGAATCGTAAACTCCAGCAAAGTGAATCAAAAAGTCACCAGGTTGCCAAGTACGCGTACCCTTGTAGCCCCGCAAATATGCGTTGAACTTATAGGCCTCCATCGTGCATTCAATGTGAGCATTGTCGTCTGGAGAGTTAGCCATCAAGTTGCAGACAGCCTTGTTTTCCCACCAAATATGATACAAGCAGTCCGTCTGATTCCACACTTTTTCGAAGAACTGCACAGCCCACTCGCACGGGCGAAGAATCATGTTGCCAGTATTGACGTGTTGGCAAGAGTCGTAGGTCAAGAGCAAATCCTTGTTCTTTGGCAAAAGAGGCAACACGTGATCCTCGAGTTTAAGTTCAGGATTTGTAATCCAAACATCTGCGTCGGAAATCCAGATATAATCGTATTTGTCCCATTGGACTGCCACTTCTTTCCATACAGGAACCTTGCTCCACGCAATAGGCCTTTCACGATTCCAGACCTCTTCGTGGCATTCCCTATAGTCGTAACCATGCTTTTTGCAATACTCTCTCTTGGAATTAAGAGCGCGTTCTAGATTTTTTCTGTAATCAGCTCCAATTGCGAGCGTGAGAACAAGAATGCGCGGTTTTTCAGTTGTCATTATTTCGGATTCTGAAATAATTATATAGAAGGACTTTATATCAACGCAACAACCAGCCGAAAAAATTGATGGAATTCGGGTCGGATATCCAAGATACCAACCTTTTACATCCAACTATGGTTTTCCGTTATATCAAGAACGACAAGGATGAATATGTCTGCCATCATTGCGATTTTACAGCCAAGATTCAATCGACGATGCACTATCATCTCAAGAAGCACGACGGAGCCCTTCATCCGTGCAAGTACTGCAATGCCCGTTTTCTCCAAAAGAGTCTTCTAGACATGCACATTCGTTCGAGACATTCGGAAACAATTCAAAAGAAGGAGTCGACACAAGTGTTTAGCTGTCCTTGCAAGGATTGTTCTTACGAAGATATTCGAAAGGGAAATAGGCTCATTCACTTTGTCCGTGTTCACTTGAAAGATTTGGTAAATGCTCTCAAGAGAAAGACGACCACTGAAGATCGTGTGATTGAATGTAGTAGCTGTGATACTTCGTTCAAGAGTATGACGCAGTTTTACTATCATGCCTCAAAGTGTGTAAAACCCACCTGTGATCATAAGCACTATGAACAATGGAAGATGATTAGCTCTTAGCAGGCTAGTGGTTCGCCTCCCTAAAGGAAGTCGTACTTGCGTATCTCTTTCTATAAGAAATCGTACTAACGTAACGCCTCCCTAAAGGAAGTCGTACTTGCGTATCTCTTTCTATAAGAAATCGTACTAACGTAACGCCTCCCTAAAGGAAGTCGTACTTGCGTATCTCTTTCTATAAGAAATCGTACTAACGTAACGCCTCCCTAAAGGAAGTCGTAATGCGTAGCAAGCTCATACATATGATAGCCGAGGGCACCAAACGCCGTCAAGAGAAGAAGTTCAAAAGCGGGTCTTGGCGTATCCTTCTTTTTTGCACCAATGTACAAGAGCAACGGGCCAATCCACAAGGCATGAATCAAATTGACCCAGACAAAACCAGAATTCGATGAGAGGCGAATGTACGATTTATAGGCATGGTACAAGACAACAATAATACCTATTGCAAGAAGTGTATTGAATGCTGCATCAGGAATATTGACACGGCTCACGCCAACCCAAAGCAAAAACGGCACAACCAAGAAAATATGGAAAAGATTGATCAGTACGCGCGCGTCCATCTTAGTAGAATACAAGATAAATGATTCACATTTTCACAGACGGAGCATGTCCCAAGAATGGAAGACCAGGTGCCCGTGCAGCCTATTCCGTCGTCTTTTGGAATCTTCCAGATCATTCTCATCCTTTCGGGATAGCCGAGCTTGTTCCAGAAAGCGAAACGCAGACAAATCAAAGAGCCGAGTTAAGAGGAATGGCTCTCGCATTTCAGGAAATTCAGTCAAGAAGCATCAGAACCCCTGTTACAATTTGGACGGATTCTGAATATACGAGAAAATGCATAACCGAATGGGGTCCTCAGTGGAGAGCAAGAGGGTGGAAACGTTCAACAAATTCTTCCAAACCAATTGAACATTTAGACATTTTGAGAGGTATGATTGACTATTATATGGATTCGCAACATTTCATAAAAATTCGTCACGTCGCCGCCCATTCAAAAAAACAGGAATTTCCCTATACGGGAAATGCAATGGCAGACAAGCTCGCTTCAGAAAAAGCATCTTAGCATCAACCCTAAGCGGTCTTTGTATACAAAATATAAGGCAATGCATATGCAACAAGAGATCCAAAAGAGGCAACGAGATGCATAGGCTGTTGTTTGAGGATCACAGCACCCGCTACACTCGCAATGCACATGAGAGCGTCTCCAAACAGGATTTTTGCACCACCACTCGCGGCATAATCCTTAAAGACATCCATCATTGCATTGTGACCGCGAGGAATTTGCGTGATGACTCCAAAATAAAAGGCGAGGTCGTGAACAAGTTGGGTGCCAACAAGTGTTCCCGTAAACATAAGAGGAGACCACTTGCCATCCGCAAACTTCTCTTTAATGTAGCCCGTGTAAATGTATCTTGCGATAATGAATCCAATTACAATAATCATAACATCCGCAATGACTGCATTGAGTCCAAAGAGATCGTACCAACGATTCAAGTTCTGACCAAAGACTTCGGGGAAGAAGCGTGTAAGAAAGATAACAAAAACATCGACCGCCAACACTGCCAAGACAATAAAGAGCAGGTCCTTCATATTTTTGTAGTTTCCAATATCGTTCGGCTTTTCTCCATAGTCTTCGTAGGCACTCAGATCGATATCCTCTTGAGGCTTTTGTTTAACAGCTTGTCCGCCTCCGCCTCCTGTGGCAACTGCATGGAGCATTTCTGGCGCTTCAGGTTTGCGGGTTTGCATTTGAGGTGCATCGCGCTTTGCAAAACCCTGGGGCGCCTCCATGGTCTGAACAGAAGAATAGTTCATTCCGCTATCGTACATTGTAAACGGCAATACGTCAGATTGCATTCTACACTACGCTAAAGTTTAATTTTCTTCAAGCAGAGTTTCGCTTGTTCCAAGGCACCTTCGACCCATGCTTGCCGAAGAGACCAACTTTCCCCGCAGAGCCACACATGGGGAAGTTTAGAAGGAAGTGGATGTATACTTTTCTGTGATTCATTCAAGGGCGAATAGTTGCCAGGAAGCCAATACGTTGTTCCTGTTGTCCAAGGGTGCGAACGAAAAAACAGAGGTTTCGGAATTTTTACATTAGGAAAGAGTTCACGCACGTCTTTTAAAATTTGTGCCTCCAATGCCTTGTCCCCTTTTTCTTCTTGAATTTTCATATATTCGTTTGTATCGTCTGCGTCCGTATAACTAATCATTATTGTTCCATTTATAGAATTCATAGGAAGAATATAACGTGGTCTTTCGGGCGTAACAATGCGAGTCATTCCAGTAAACCAGCTTTTTCCTGCCCTCGTAGGAAATATAGCATAGGTGCGTAGCAAAGGCTCGCATTTCAAATGCTTTAGAATCTTCCATCCATCAAACGCAGGAATTTCAGAAATTGCATCCTTGTGGAGAGCCAAAACAACACCTCGTTTGGCTCGAAGAGTAATCCTACCGCTAGTTTTCGGATCTTCGGTATAGCCAAATTCAAAATGAAGATCTGTTGTAGAACCCTCCCCCTTTTCCAAATTCAAGAGCCTATGTCTTTGCAGAATAGTACATCCTCTTGCTTCTAAATCAGCCCTCATTCTTGCCACGAGTTCCCCAAATCCTTCTGCCAAGACTCCATATCCCTTGTGAGAGGACATTTCACCACCTTCCAAGAATTGCTTGAGAGCCAAGTCGGCTCTAAGAGTTGTAACTTCAGTCCTATAAGGAAAATAACTCAAAACTTCCCGCGTTTTAGATTCACCATACAGCGCAATCATGAGTTCTTGAATTGTATGGCTCTGCAAAACAGCCTCTGACAAATTCTCTAGAGGTTTGATGAAAATGGGTACTAGAACACTTTCAAAGGTATTTGTCACAATCGGCGCTTCAGAAGATTCTTTGTAAGCAATATCATCTCCTATAGGGACCCATGTAAGTTTATACTCTTTTATTAAATTCATGAGAAGCGAATGACTTTTGTGAATGCGCCCTGCACCCATTTCCCAATGCACCCCTTCAAATCCAGGAGGAAAATAGGAATATGTTCTGCCTCCGAGCCCCTTGTAGCGTTCCGCAAGAGCGACAGAAAAGCTAGGATATCGCTTCAAAAGTTCTCTTGCGACGTACAAACCGCTTATTCCCGCTCCAACAATAATAATATCATATTCTGAATGCATATCTTATTATTATTTATAAAAAACTCGCTCTCTCTCGCAATTCTAGATGTTAACTGGAACTTCATTCTTCTGCAGCCAAAGAAGAATCTCTTGAACAGAACCGCCCGTCTTTCTGTCTGTAAAGGATCCATCTTTGATCAAGACAAAGGATGGAATGGTTTGAAGTCCACAATAGCCAAGAGATGTCTTGTTGATGTCTACGTCGACTGCATACCATTTTACCTCGGGGGTAACTTCAACGAGCAACTGCTTGTTCAACTTTTGACACGGGCCACACCACTTTGCAGAAAAGCTCACGACAACATAAGGATGGTATTCATCCAAGAATCCGTCGGATGTGGGTCTCCTCGGGCGAAACAACGCTTCGAGATCAAGATGCTCGTGGAGGGGTATCATTCCGTTTGCGTCCGTCATCCTTGTTCTTGCTGTTTATACCTTTCAAAGATTTTAGGCCCATAATAACCCCACCAATTAATACAGAACCAAACAGGACAAAAAGTGCAGCAGAACTAATGCCATCTCCATCGCCACCACCCGTTTGAATCGCCATCTTTTTCAGAGTTTCAGGATTTGTATAATCCAAGAGTTGTGTTTGAACCTGACTTGCCAGAGCGCCAGTTTGTTCCAAGGCCGTAGGGACTTTTTGAACTAGGTTTGAGGCAATTGAAGCTGTTTGGACAGCAGGATCGTGAATTGCCCCAATCACATTAGTGGCCGTATTTGCTGCAGCCTTTATAGTTGCTGCACCTGCCCTCGTTGCTGCTGCGACACCTTCAACAGCGGGAACAATTCCAGGAAAGAAGGTTCCAATCGCGCTCGTAAAGATGGGAGGCAGCATTCCAAGAATTGCTCCAAAAAATCCATTAGCCCCTCCAGGTTCGCAACCATCCGTCCTAGCAAGAATATCCTTCGGTCCCAGAACACTCGGACCCTTTTTGCCCATAAACCAGGTAAAAGGGAAGAATCTATCCACGCCTTCTGTAAACAATTCTTGAGGTACAACGACTGCTTTGTAGATATTGTTAATGGACCACGCAATTGCAATTGGCCACAGCAAAAATACAAAGCAGCTTATGAATTTTGCCAAGGCACCATTCATATCTCCAGCGACAAGACTATCGAAACCAAATGGGACAAATAGAAGAAATAAGTATAATAAATAACGCAAGGGCGATTTAGAAGGTTTTTCATCGGGCTGATTATCGACAAACATTCCTGCACCAATTCCAAGTGGGCCCACAATAGGTGCTGACAGCCCATACTTCATGACATTTTCCTTTTCGCCAAAGACTTGTACAATATCGTAAATCCACCACAGACCTAGGCCAAGAATATTTGTAATTAATTTTAGAAATCCAGTGAGTGGACTTCTCAATAGAAAATGGTCCATACCAAAAAAGCCAAATACAAGAGTAACTACCATTAGCATCCAGTACGAATACCAGGGGCCTCCCCAAAATGGTTTTTGTGTATACTCAAACATTGACGTCTCCTGTTAGAGACAAACTCAATTAAACAGAGAACAATAGCCCCGCATATCCGTCAACAACTCTTAAAATATTATAATTCGTTGCATATACGTATGCGGTCATGTCTCCAAATGTTTGGCTCGTATTGTAGGCAGAACTGGGATCTTGAAGGCCTATTTGGAGAACCATATTGTCAATGCGACTTGCATTGAGAGTTCCGCTCGGTTGCTGCTCTTCGGGCCTCAAGGCAAAACTATAGACGTAGATGTAGCGGTCGGAAGGAATTGTTGTGTGGTGTTGGTAAGGTTGAACGAGTCTGAAATATTTGGGATCGCGCGAATCAAATCTGTCTTGGCCGTCGAGTTGGATCTTTGCGTCGACCATGAGATCGGTACGTCTCGGAGGCGGTGGATTTAATCCCCATTGACCAGCTTTGAGAATTTCGTAAAATCCAAGACTGCTCCAATTGAAATATTCGTGACGATTGACCATGACATTTCGTTGAAGAACCCAAATGATTTCCTTGAGAGGATGGTTGAAATTCAAACTAAGAGTTGCAAAACGTGAATTGATAGGAATGGCAAGAGGTGGTGTGTATTGGACCTGTTCGATCAAGTACTCAAGCGGTGCACTTACAAAGCGGCGTCTTTCAGGAACATCCAAAAAGACATAGTCTCCCCAGAGCTCAAGGGTAGGCTGTGCGGGCTGCACGGAGAGATTTGCATTGCAGGTAGGTGAAGCTCCAGGTTTTTCTGGATCGTAGAGTTGCGCCGAGTAAAACATGCTTTGGAGCGGTGCCAAGGTGACGTTGATGCGAATTGGATGATATTGCATTGCGAGAAGAGGCAAATAGAGTCCGGGATTCTTGTTGAACCAGAATCGTAGAGGAATGTACAGAGTCAATGGACCTTGAATGGGATCATCAAATGACACAGGATAGGGTCCGGTTACCTTATCAGGTTCAATATGAGAATCGATAGGATTGACTTGTACGCCGCTCAAATCGAGCAGAGGATTACCATTTTCTCTTGAAAAAATGTACGGGCTGAGAGTCGGTTGTTGACCTGAGACGTCAGGGGCATTGTTGGAAATATCGATAAAAGGATAGCCAGGTCTTTGACCAATCATTTCCTGAAAACCGATTCTCTGGCTCGCATCTACCGACAAGGAAGACCAAATTTCGAGCCATTGTCCAGTTTGCTTGTCAATTTCCTGTTCGCCAATTTGAAGACTAATTTCCTGAATGAGAGCGTGACCAGGGCTATTTACGTATCCTACAGGGGTATTGGTACCGGTCAAGTAAAGTCTTGGAAGTGTAACTTTTAGAAATATGGGTCCCAACAAATCCCCGTTGCGAGGAACGAGACATGTCAGCTTCTGGCCGAAATTGGGCGAACCATCAAAGTACATTCGTTGAGATTCAACAGCAAAGTTTGTATAGCGACGATAAACAAATTTAAACCATGTTACACTTGGATTTCCTGTTAAAAAAACATCTTGTTTGCCTTGTGCTACAAGTTGTAATAGACCACCGCCTTGTGTCATTGGTCCTGTTCCTGTATTATAGGGGTTGTTTTACAGATTCTTTAGATCGCACTGCATTCCGGGTCTACTATACCCGGTTAATCTAGACAATTAGAACTAACTATCAATTATCCCCCTGTTGAATCGTATTCTCTTAGAGTTAAAATTTTAGAAGCTAGTTTAGAATGCCAGTGATATATCCCCCTAAGCTAAGGGAGGTGTATGCCAATACATTTTTCGTAACATCTTCCATTGTTACGAATGTTCCTGCTGCCAATACAGTATTAACATCTGATGGCAACGGAGCAACCTATTGGGATACAGGCGGTGGAGGCGGTACAGCGGGCACGGGAGGCACAGGTCCGACTGGTGCACAGGGACCACCAGGTACGGGTATTGATTTTAGCGGCCCGTCAGGGGCAGTCCTATTTATATCAGGTTCTGGAACTGGTCTTACAGCGTCTTCTACATTTCGTTATAGAGACGGGACCGATCCTAATGGTGAAGTTGTTATTGAAGGAAAACTAACAGTGATTGGTGGAATTGATCCATTGTATCTTCAACTGACACCAACATCGGTAGATCCATTGCCTGGTGTAACGGGTACTATGTGGTACAACACAACAACAAGTTCATTTTACGTCGATGATGTGAATTATGCACCGACGACAGGTGCGACGGGATCAACGGGTCCAACGGGTGCAACAGGCCAAACAGGTCCAACGGGCATGACGGGTCCAACTGGGTTTTCAGATCGCTATTTGACTTCTTTTTCTGGCCCTATTTCTCCTGCGCCAACACCAGGTGGGACAATTAATGTCGTGGTTGGAAAACAACTCGCCTATATTGGAGGAAACTCTGTTATTGTGACAGATGCAAGCAATCCTCTTGTGAATAACTTTGAAGGTCGTGTGAACTTTTATGACCCTTCCTCGGGCGCAATGATTATTGATCAAATTACAAATATTAATGGTTCTTCTTTTAGTTCTGTAACTTATAATGTCAACTTGGACGGCATTGATGGACCTACGGGTGCAACCGGTCAAACAGGTTCCACGGGTCAAACGGGTCAGACAGGTAGTACTGGTCCTACGGGTTCAACTGGTCATACTGGTGCAACGGGTCAAACGGGTCAAACTGGCTCCACAGGTCAAACTGGTTCCACAGGTCCAACGGGCCAAACAGGTTCCACTGGTCAGACTGGTTCCACTGGTGCAACAGGCATGACGGGTCCAACAGGCTCCACTGGTTCCACGGGTCAGACTGGTTCCACTGGTCAAACAGGTTCAACTGGATCAACGGGTCCAACAGGCTCCACTGGTTCCACGGGTCAGACTGGTTCCACTGGTCAAACAGGTTCAACGGGTTCTACAGGACCTACTGGACAGACTGGTGCAACAGGTTCGACAGGCTCGACTGGTTCTACGGGTCCAACGGGACAGACTGGTTCTACAGGTCCAACGGGCCAGACTGGTTCGACTGGTTCGACTGGTGAAACGGGTGCAACGGGTCAAACTGGATCAACGGGCCCAACGGGTTCAACGGGACAGACTGGTTCTACAGGTCCAACGGGTTCTACTGGTGCTATGGGTGCTCCTGGTCAAAGAGGTTGGACTGGTTATACGGGTGAAACAGGTACTACTGGCTCCACTGGTTCCACAGGTGCAACGGGCGCAACAGGTGTTACGGGATCAACGGGCGCAACCGGTTCTACAGGTTCTACAGGATCGACAGGTGCTACTGGTGTTACAGGACAAACGGGCCCAACCGGTCCAACTGGTGATCTTGGTGCACCAGGTCAAAGAGGTTGGACGGGCCCAACGGGTGATACAGGTTCCACGGGCGCTACGGGTTCCACGGGTATGACAGGTCCTCAGGGTACACCAGGTTCTGCAGCTCTCACAGGTGCAACTGGTAATACGGGTTCTACAGGCTCTACAGGTTCTACGGGTTCCACGGGTTCCACGGGCTCAACTGGTATGACGGGTGCAATTGGCGCACCAGGTGAAAGAGGTCCAACTGGCTTTACGGGACCAACGGGTTTTACGGGCCCTACTGGCGATCTTGGAGCTCCTGGTGAACAAGGTTGGACGGGTGACACTGGTTTCACGGGCCCAACGGGTTCCACTGGTCCAACGGGCCAAACGGGTCCAACAGGCATGACGGGCCCTACTGGTTTCTCGGATCGTTTCTTGACATCTTTTACTTCATCTGTTGATCCATTTACGGAACCTGTAAGTGTTGTTGTTGGAACTAAACTTGCCTACATTGCAGGAAATTCAGTCATTGTTACTGATTCTGGAGACCCTCTTACAAACAACTTTGAAGGTCGAGTAAACTCTTATGATCCTTCCTCGGGTTCAATGATTATTGATCAAATTACAAACATCAATGGAACTTTTGTTGGAACAAAGACCTATAATGTGAACTTGGATGGTATTGACGGCCCCACTGGTATGACAGGTCCAACGGGTCCAACAGGTCAAACGGGTCAAACGGGTCAAACGGGTGCAACGGGTGCTACAGGCTCAACTGGCTCAACTGGAGAAACTGGCCCCACAGGATCTACGGGATCTACAGGATCTACGGGATCAACAGGTGAAACTGGCTCCACAGGCCCCACAGGTTCTACGGGATCAACTGGATCTACGGGAGCAACAGGTGAAACTGGCTCCACAGGCCCCACAGGTTCTACGGGATCAACTGGATCGACAGGTTCAACAGGTGAAACTGGCTCCACAGGCCCCACAGGTTCTACGGGTTCTACAGGCTCAACTGGAGCCACTGGCTCAACGGGTTCCACAGGCTCAACGGGTTCCACAGGCTCAACAGGCTCAACTGGAGCCACTGGTTCAACTGGTTCCACGGGCCCTACTGGAGAAACGGGTTCTACAGGATCAACTGGAGCAACTGGTTCAACTGGTTCGACAGGCCCTACTGGAGAAACGGGTTCTACAGGCTCAACAGGATCAACGGGGTCTACTGGAGCAACTGGTTCAACTGGTGAAACCGGTCCCACTGGTTCAACCGGTTCAACTGGTTCGACAGGTTCTACAGGACCAACAGGACCAACAGGTGAGACAGGTGCCACGGGTTCGACTGGACCAACAGGATCAACTGGATCAACTGGCGAAACAGGTCCAACTGGCTCAACGGGTTCCACAGGTCCTACGGGACCAACTGGTGAAACTGGTGCAACTGGCCCAACGGGTACAACGGGTGCAACGGGTATGACAGGTCCCATGAACTGGGTCGTCCAGGAAGTTACAAATGAACCAATGGGCTTTCCTTCGCGCAGTGACAATTTCATTTCCTTTGACTTTACAACTCGCACTTTTACCAATGGACCCACAGGCGGTGCTAGCTTCGATGTTTGGGTGCAAGGATCCAATTATCCTCAAACAGCGACAAATTCGACAAGTTTTTCAAATGCAACTGGTTTGTATTATATTTATTATGATACGACAGGTGTTGGAAATCAAAAGGATACGTTCTTCATTTGGGATCAACAAGCCCCAACTGCATATGTGTACTACAATGCCTCTTACCCAAGTGAAAGCATGTTTTTCGACGAGCGTCACGGAATTGTCATGGACTGGGCGACACACGAATACTTGCATCGCACTCGCGGCGCTGCCATAGCCAACGGATTTGATATTTTTGGATATAATTTGAATGGAGGTGGTGGCGCCTTATCCAATGTTGAATTTTCACTCACAAACGGCACATTTTTCGACGAGGATTTGCAAGTGGATATTACAGATGGTTCCCCTGGTATTTGGTCTATGGATATGACACCTGTCACAGGTCCAGTCGTGTACGAAGATAACACGGGCTGGAGAAAGTCTTCAATTCAGGTCTATCCGTTTGTTCTTGGTCCTAATTCGCGACCCTATTGGAATAACCAAAGTGTAAGTCCACCGGTTATTACAGAAGCAAATTCTGGTCAATATGTCATTTCATGGATTGTTGCAACCAACATGGCGTTTACACCTATTGTAACCCTTATGGGTCAAGGACAATATGGAAGCTTAGAACAAGCAGAAAGGGCCGAGTACAATCAACTTGTATTAACTGGATTGCCAATTGTTGAAATAAGACCACTCTATAAATTAATTTATGAAGTAAGAAATAGCTATACAAACATAACAAAATCCGATTTAGTTGAGGTTGTAGATATTCGTGCTATTGCGTCGGTTGGCGGAGTTATTCCTGGTGCACCTGGAGCTACAGGCCCTACTGGAACAACAGGCCCTACTGGAATGACTGGTTCAACGGGTCCAACCGGTTCAACGGGATCTACAGGCTCAACGGGTCCAACAGGTTCCACAGGATCAACTGGATCCACGGGTTCCACAGGCTCCACGGGCCCTACAGGTGAAACAGGTATGACTGGATCGACAGGTTCAACGGGACCTACTGGTTCAACAGGTTCCACAGGCCCTACGGGTGAAACAGGTTCAACTGGCTCAACCGGTTCCACAGGTGAAACAGGTCCAACTGGCTCAACCGGTTCCACAGGTGAAACAGGTCCAACTGGCTCAACGGGATCAACTGGATCAACAGGCCCTACAGGCTCTACGGGTTCTACGGGTGAAACAGGACCAACTGGCTCTACGGGTTCTACGGGTGAAACAGGTCCCACAGGCTCTACGGGTTCTACAGGTGAAACAGGTCATACGGGTGCAACAGGTCAAACAGGTCAAACAGGTTCCACTGGACCCACAGGAGCAACTGGATCAACAGGGCCTACTGGGCAAACTGGTATGACAGGTGCAACTGGGTATGCAGATCGCTATTTAACATCTTTCAATGGCACTATAGACCCAAGAGCATCAACAACTATCACCTCCTTGCAAGTTGCTCCCAATTTGGCCTACATTCCAGGAAATTCAGTTATTGTAACAGATGCTTCTTCACCTCTTATTAATAACTTTGAAGCACGTGTAAGTGCATATTCTCCATTAAGTGGTATCATGGATCTCGATCAAATTACAAATGTTAATGGATCTTTTAATTTCCCAGCAACCTACAATGTGAATTTGGATGGCATTGATGGTCCAACGGGTCAAACAGGTCCAACAGGAATGACAGGTCCAACCGGCTTTTCAGACCGCTATTTAACCTCTTTTACCTCATCTGTTGATCCATTTACGGAACCTGTAAGTGTTGTTGTTGGAACTAAACTTGCCTACATTGCAGGAAATTCAGTCATTGTTACTGATTCTGGAGCCCCTCTTACAAACAACTTTGAAGGTCGTGTCGCCTCTTACGATCCTTCTACGGGTGCAATGACAATTGATCAGATTACCAATATTAATGGAACCTTTGTTGGATCAAAGACCTACAATGTGAACTTGGATGGTATTGACGGCCCAACGGGTATGACAGGACCTACTGGTTCAACAGGTCCTACTGGAATGACTGGTCAAACTGGACCTACGGGATCAACTGGATCAACTGGATCAACCGGATCAACCGGATCAACTGGTATGACTGGCTCTACGGGAGAAACAGGAGCAACTGGCTCAACTGGTGCAACTGGTGCAACTGGTGCAACAGGTGAAACCGGTCCCACTGGTTCCACAGGCTCAACAGGCTCTACAGGTGCAACTGGCGAAACCGGTTCTACTGGTTCAACAGGACCTACAGGATCAACTGGCGAAACCGGTCCCACTGGTTCCACAGGGTCGACAGGCTCTACAGGTGCAACTGGCCCTACTGGAGCAACGGGTGCAACTGGTTCCACTGGTTCAACAGGACCTACAGGTTCAACCGGATCGACTGGTGCAACAGGTGAAACCGGTCCCACTGGTTCCACAGGGTCGACAGGATCAACTGGATCAACTGGTGAAACCGGTTCTACTGGTTCAACAGGTCCAACCGGTTCTACTGGATCAACAGGATCGACAGGTTCAACGGGACCTACTGGCGAAACCGGACCTACTGGTTCAACGGGTGCAACAGGAGCAACGGGCGAAACCGGACCTACTGGATCAACGGGATCTACTGGATCAACTGGATCAACTGGTGAAACTGGTTCTACTGGAGCAACCGGACCTACTGGCTCAACAGGTTCAACAGGCTCAACAGGTGCAACAGGAACAACTGGTGAAACTGGTTCCACTGGATCAACTGGATCAACTGGATCAACTGGATCAACTGGTTCCACAGGTGCTACTGGTGAAACGGGATCTACTGGTCCTACGGGTTCTACTGGTTCTACGGGATCAACCGGACCTACTGGATCGACTGGATCAACAGGGTCAACTGGTTCAACGGGACCTACAGGTCAAACTGGCGAAACAGGATCCACAGGCCCTACGGGTCAAACAGGTTCCACTGGATCCACAGGAGCAACTGGAGCAACAGGTTCAACAGGTTCAACAGGCTCTACTGGTTCTACTGGCGCTATGGGTGCACCAGGACAAAGAGGTTGGACTGGTTACACGGGTCAAACGGGCCCTACTGGTGCTACTGGATCCACAGGATCAACTGGATCAACTGGATCATCTGGATCAACTGGTTCCACTGGATCAACCGGACCTACAGGTTCAACTGGTGCTACAGGTGCAACAGGAGCAACAGGAGCAACCGGTCTTACTGGTGATCTTGGAGCACCTGGTCAAAGAGGATGGACAGGACCAACAGGACCAACGGGTTCTACAGGTGCCACTGGCGCTACGGGTATGACAGGTCCTCAGGGTACACCAGGTTCTGCATCACTCACAGGTGCAACTGGTAATACAGGCTCTACAGGCTCTACAGGTTCTACAGGTTCCACGGGTTCCACGGGCTCAACAGGTCCAACGGGTGCAATCGGCGCACCAGGTGAAAGAGGCCAAACTGGCTTTACGGGCCCAACGGGTTTTACGGGCCCAACTGGTGATCTTGGAGCTCCTGGTGAACAAGGATGGACGGGTGATACTGGTTCGACAGGTCCAACAGGAGCAACAGGAGCAACGGGTGCTACAGGTATAACGGGTGCTACAGGCCCTCTAGGCACGGGTTCAACGGGAGCTACAGGATCTACAGGTCCAACAGGATCAACTGGATCAACTGGAGAAACAGGATCAACTGGTCCCACTGGTCCAACTGGAGAAACTGGCTCGACAGGTTCTACAGGCATGACAGGACCTACTGGATTTTCCGATCGTTTCCTTACATCATTCACGGATTCTATAACACCAACACAGGGTGGGTATATAGATATTGTTGTAGGTGAAAAACTTGCGTATATTCCTGGTAATTCCGTAGTTGTAACAGATTCAGGAGCACCACTTACAAATAACTTTGAAGGTCGTGTTTATTCATATGATTCAACAAATGGAAATATGAGAATTGACAATATTACAAATATCAATGGAACTTTTGGAACCTTGACAACCTACAATGTGAATTTAGATGGTATTGATGGTCCAACGGGTCAAACGGGTCCTACTGGTATGACAGGTCCTACTGGCTTTTCAGATCGCTTTTTGACCTCTTTTACTTCTTCTGTGGATCCTTCATTGCCACCTGTTAGTGTAATTGTTGGAACCAAACTTGCCTATATTCCAGGTAATTCAGTAATTGTAACGGATGCAAGTAATCCTCTTGTTAATAATTTTGAAGGTCGTGTGGCCTCTTATGATCCGCAAAATGGTAACATGACTATTGATAAAATAACAAATATCAATGGAACATTTGGCACTTCTACAACCTACAATGTGAACTTGGATGGTATTGACGGCCCCACGGGTATGACAGGACCTACTGGTTCAACAGGGCCTACTGGAATGACTGGTGAAACAGGTCCAACTGGATCAACTGGAGCAACAGGTGCAACTGGCTCAACTGGTGCAACAGGTGAAACCGGTCCCACTGGTTCTACAGGGTCGACAGGATCAACTGGATCAACTGGTGAAACCGGTCCCACTGGTTCAACAGGACCTACTGGTTCAACAGGTGCAACAGGATCAACAGGTGAAACCGGTTCCACAGGTGCAACAGGATCAACAGGATCAACAGGTTCCACTGGCCCTACTGGCGAAACTGGCCCTACAGGCTCCACAGGGTCAACAGGATCGACTGGTTCCACAGGTGAAACAGGTCCAACTGGCCCTACGGGATTTACGGGACCAACAGGTTCCACGGGTTCTACAGGATCTACGGGTCCTACTGGAGCAACTGGTTCGACGGGTTCAACTGGATCAACGGGTTCTACAGGCCCAACTGGATCAACAGGTTCAACTGGATCAACTGGATCAACGGGTGCAACAGGATCAACTGGATCAACTGGAGAAACAGGATCAACTGGTTCAACTGGATCAACTGGCTCCACTGGATCAACTGGTTCAACTGGATCAACAGGTTCCACAGGATCAACAGGATCAACTGGTCCAACTGGATCAACTGGTCCAACTGGATCAACAGGTTCTACGGGTCCTACAGGTCAAACTGGTGAAACAGGTTCCACAGGATCAACAGGACCTACTGGCGAAACGGGTATGACTGGCGCTACCGGTCCTTTGGGTACAGGAGCAACGGGTGCCACAGGAGCAACTGGTGATACAGGTACAACTGGCTCCACAGGTACAACTGGCGCGACAGGTCAGCAAGGATATCCAGGAGATCCTGGTGAAAAAGGTGACACTGGAGAAACCGGTGAAACAGGTGCAACAGGTGCAACGGGACCTCAAGGTGAACCTGGATTTGCCACTAATACTGGCGCAACAGGTCCTACAGGTTCTACGGGTTATACAGGTCCTCAAGGTCTTCCAGGTTCTGCAAGCAATACTGGTACAACAGGTGCTACAGGACCTACAGGGGCAACAGGTGAAACGGGTTCCACTGGCGAAACGGGTTCCACTGGCGAAACAGGCCCTACTGGAGCTACCGGTGCAATGGGTGAAACAGGTATGACGGGTCAAACCGGTGAGACAGGTCAAACTGGTGCAACAGGTCAAACTGGTTCAACAGGTCAAACAGGTCAAACTGGTGCCACTGGACCATTGGGTACAGGCGCAACAGGTCGCACTGGTCCAACGGGTCCAACAGGTTCTACAGGTGCAACGGGTTCAACAGGCGCAACGGGTCGTACGGGTCAAACGGGTCAAACGGGTTCGACAGGTTCTATAGGAAGAACCGGACCAACGGGTCGTTTGGGTGCTCCTGGAGATCAAGGATGGACGGGTCCAACAGGTCAAACAGGAGCACAAGGTATTCCAGGTGTTGCAACAAATACTGGAGCAACTGGTGTTACGGGTCCAACAGGTGTCACAGGTACAACGGGTGCTACTGGTACACCAGGAGATCGCTATTTGACTTCTTTTACTCAAGATATAGATCCTAGTTCTTCTCCTACACTTTCTGTAACAGTTGGAACACAACTCGCCTATATTCCTGGCAATTCTGTAATTGTAACAAAGCCATCAGATCCTTTGAATAATTACTTTCAAGCTGTTGTACAATCTTACACTTCTTCAACTGGTGCAATGACAATTGGTTCTATAACACAAATAACAGGAACCTTTGGAAATGCGACCTACAATGTGAATTTGGACGGCATTGATGGACCTACAGGAGCAACGGGTCCTCAAGGGTTGCCAGGTACTGCATCCAATACTGGTGCGACTGGTCAAACAGGTGCAACGGGAGCTATTGGAACAGGTCCAACAGGTCAAATGGGCGACACAGGTTTGACAGGTTCAACGGGTTACACGGGTTATACGGGTCAAATGGGTGACACGGGTGCAACGGGTGCACAAGGTGAAATAGGTCCACAGGGTGATCCAGGTATTCAAGGCGACAAGGGTGATACAGGTGCAACAGGTGCACAAGGTACTCCTGGCGAAGCATCTCTTACAGGTGCAACGGGTAACACAGGTGCAACTGGATCGACTGGAGCAACAGGAGAAACTGGAGCAACCGGATCTACAGGCCCTACAGGAGAAACTGGAGCAACCGGATCTACTGGCCCTACAGGTGAGACGGGAGCAACGGGAGAAACTGGCGCAACTGGTTCTACAGGCCCTACTGGAGCAACGGGTGCAACTGGCGCAACAGGCTCAACTGGCCGTACGGGTCAAACTGGTGCCACTGGTCCTTTGGGTACAGGTGCAACGGGTCGCACGGGTTCGACAGGTATGACGGGTTCGACAGGTTCTATAGGAAGGACCGGACCAACTGGACGATTGGGTGCACCAGGAGACCAAGGTTGGACAGGTCCTACAGGTCCATTGGGCACTGGTGCAACAGGAGCTACAGGATCAACAGGTACAACTGGTGCAACAGGACCTTTGGGTACGGGTGCAACAGGAGCAACTGGTTCTACGGGCCCTACTGGTGAAACAGGACCTACGGGCTCAACAGGTTCTACAGGATCTACGGGACCCACAGGTGATACAGGACCAACTGGCTCCACTGGATCAACAGGAGCAACAGGTTCAACGGGTGCAACAGGAGCAACAGGACCAACTGGCGAAACAGGCTCAACAGGAGAAACTGGAGCAACGGGATCAACTGGACCTACAGGTGCAACAGGTGCAACGGGTGCAACGGGTTCTACAGGTGCAACAGGCTCAACTGGATCAACTGGATCAACAGGAGCAACGGGTGCAACGGGTTCTACAGGTGCAACAGGCTCAACTGGATCAACTGGATCAACAGGAGCAACAGGAGCAACAGGAGCAACAGGACCTACGGGATCAACGGGTGCGACAGGATCAACAGGCCCTACTGGCGAAACAGGTTCAACCGGTTCTACTGGCTCAACAGGATCAACAGGACCCACGGGAGCAACAGGAGAAACTGGTCCCACAGGTTCAACGGGTATGACTGGTGCAACAGGTTATGCAGATCGCTATTTGACTTCTTTCACTGGTACTATAGATCCAAGAGCATCAACAACTATCACATCTTTGCAAGTTGCACCCAATTTGGCTTACATTCCAGGAAATTCAGTTATTGTAACAGATGTTTCATTACCTCTTAATAATAACTTTGAAGCTCGTGTAAGTGCATACTCCTCATTGACGGGTATTATGGATCTCGATCAAATTACAAATGTTAATGGATCTTTTATTGGATCAAAGACCTACAATGTGAACTTGGATGGTATTGACGGCCCAACTGGCCAAACGGGTCCAACTGGCATGACGGGTCCAACTGGTTTCTCTGATCGTTTCTTGACCTCTTTTACTTCTTCTATTACTCCATCATTTGGATCTGTAAGTGTTGTTGTTGGAACCAACCTAGCCTATATTCCAGGAAATTCAGTCATTGTAACAGATTCTGGAGCCCCTCTTACAAACAACTTTGAAGGTCGCGTGAATGATTATATTCCTTCCTCTGGTGCAATGATAATTGATCAAATTAGAAATATTAACGGAACATTTGTTGGATCAAAGACTTACAATGTGAACTTGGATGGCATTGATGGCCCAACTGGTATGACAGGGCCGACAGGACCAACTGGACAAACAGGTATGACTGGTGCAACTGGTCCTACAGGGCAAACTGGCTCAACAGGTTCAACTGGACCGACTGGGCAAACAGGTTCTACGGGCTCAACGGGTGCAATGGGTGCACCAGGACAAAGAGGCTGGACAGGTTATACGGGTCAAACGGGACCTACAGGGTTCACAGGTTCAACAGGTACAACAGGTGCAACTGGAGCTACAGGTGTTACAGGTATGACTGGTGCAACCGGTTCAACAGGACCTACTGGTGCAACAGGTGTAACTGGCTCAACGGGTTCAACAGGACCAACTGGCGATCTTGGTGCACCAGGTCAAAGAGGATGGACGGGACCGACTGGACCAACGGGCTCCACGGGTGCAACAGGTTCCACAGGTGCTACGGGTCCTCAAGGTACTCCTGGTTCAGCAGCTCTTACGGGTGCAACGGGTGTAACGGGCATGACAGGTTCCACTGGCACAACAGGTTCCACAGGTTCTACTGGCTCGACGGGTCCAACGGGTGCAATCGGCGCACCAGGTGAGCGAGGTCAGACGGGTTTTACAGGTCCAACAGGTTTTACAGGACCGACAGGTGATCTCGGAGCACCAGGTGAGCAAGGATGGACGGGTGATACGGGTCCAACGGGTGCAACCGGCTCAACGGGTGCCACGGGTGCAACAGGCTCCACAGGCTCCACAGGCCCAACGGGTTCCACGGGTTCTACGGGTTCCACAGGATCTACGGGCTCTACGGGCCCCACAGGCTCTACAGGGTCAACTGGTCCAACAGGTGCAGCAGGTCTCAATGGTATTTCAGGAGGGTTAACCCTGTTTTTCGATACGGCAGGTGGTGCCTTTGATGGTACAAATGCTGTAACAGGAACATTGTTGACAATACCTGATCAATCTGCTCAAACAACAATCACAACTGGTTCTCGATCGAACACGATACTAACGATTGGATCCTTTATAACACCTGTTGAACAACAAGTGACACCTATTGTTGGAGGTATTTGGTCTGCAAATGTGTATGCCCAATCTGGAATAGGTGGTGTAGCATATTATACATCAGTTTATTCAGTAGATGCAGATGGAACTTCCAATAAAACGCTTATTGCTCAAGGATCAAGTGCAGGAACAACTGAGATTACAACAGAAAATATTTATAGTTATGATTTGTATGTTCCAGCCACTACTCTTGCTGTAGGAAAGCGCATTATTGTAGAAATAACTGCTGTTTTTACAGGTTCAAATAAGAGTGCAACGTTTGAATTCCGTAATAGTACATTATCACATATTCATACAAGCATTGTGGCAAATGTTGCAACAGGTCCCACAGGTTCTACAGGTGTAACGGGTATGACTGGTTCAACAGGGTCTACTGGTTCTACAGGTTCGACGGGCCCTACAGGAATGACAGGTGAGACAGGTGCAACTGGATCAACAGGATCAACTGGTCCTACGGGTGAAACTGGTCCAACAGGTGCAACTGGTGAAACAGGATCTACAGGCTCAACTGGATCAACTGGAGCAACCGGTGAAACAGGCCCTACAGGCTCAACTGGATCAACTGGTCCTACGGGTTCAACTGGATCAACTGGGCCAACGGGTTCCACAGGATCCACAGGTTCTACGGGTTCTACGGGTTCGACGGGTTCTACAGGAGAAACAGGTGCAACAGGTTCCACAGGCTCTACAGGTTCTACGGGTTCTACAGGCCCCACAGGAATGACAGGTGCAACTGGCCCTACTGGCGAAACAGGTGCAACTGGATCAACTGGAGCAACTGGATCAACTGGTTCGACGGGTTCAACTGGCCCTACGGGATCAACTGGATCAACTGGTTCAACAGGATCCACGGGTCCAACAGGAGCAACTGGGGCAACTGGATCAACAGGACCTACGGGATCCACTGGCCCCACTGGCGAAACAGGACCTACTGGCGAAACAGGTTCCACGGGCTCCACTGGCCCCACTGGCGAAACAGGACCTACTGGCGAAACAGGATCCACGGGTGCAACAGGATCCACAGGATCAACAGGACCTACTGGCGAAACAGGTTCCACGGGTGCAACAGGATCAACGGGACCAACTGGATCAACTGGGCCAACTGGTGAAACTGGTTCCACTGGCGCAACTGGATCAACGGGTGCGACAGGATCAACAGGCCCTACAGGCTCAACTGGATCTACTGGCTCCACTGGCTCAACAGGACCTACGGGACCTACTGGCGAAACAGGATCTACTGGAATGACTGGTGCAACTGGTTATGCTGACCACTTTTTGACTTCTTTTACTTCCACTATTACTCCATCTTCAGGATCTGTAAGTGTAGTTGTTGGAACCAACTTAGCCTATATTCCTGGAAATTCAGTAATTGTAACAGATTCTGGAGCACCTCTTACAAACAACTTTGAAGGTCGCGTAGCTTCTTATGATTCTATAAGTGGTAGTATCACAATCGACCAAATTACCAATATTAATGGAACCTTTGTTGGATCAAAACCTTACAATATGAACTTGGACGGCATTGACGGCCCAACGGGTCAAACGGGGCCAACGGGTATGACGGGGCCAACGGGTTTCTCTGATCGTTTTTTGACCTCTTTCACTTCTTCTATTACACCATCTTCTGGATCTGTAAGTGTTGTTGTTGGAACCAAACTTGCCTACATTGCAGGAAATTCAGTCATTGTGACTGATTCTACAGCACCTCTTACAAATAACTTTGAAGGTCGTGTTGCATCCTATGATTCGACAACGGGTGCAATGACAATTGATCAGATTACAAATATTAATGGAACTTTTGGCTCTTCTACAACCTACAATGTGAACTTGGATGGCATTGATGGCCCAACGGGTATGACCGGTCCAACCGGTTTTACTGGTCCTACAGGATCGACAGGATCAACGGGTTCCACGGGTCCTACAGGATCAACAGGATCAACTGGCTCAACAGGTTCGACAGGATCAACCGGATCAACTGGTCCAACAGGTTCCACTGGATCAACAGGTTCTACTGGCCCAACAGGCTCAACGGGCTCCACGGGCGCAATGGGCGCACCTGGTCAAAGAGGCTGGACGGGTTACACGGGCCAAACAGGACCAACAGGACCAACAGGCTCTACAGGATCAACTGGAGCAACTGGAGCAACTGGAGCAACTGGAGCAACTGGAGCAACTGGTTCTACAGGCCCAACAGGATCAACAGGACAAACCGGTTCGACAGGTGCAACTGGACCAACAGGCGATCTTGGTGCACCAGGTCAAAGAGGATGGACGGGACCAACGGGTCCAACGGGTTCTACAGGTGCAACTGGTTCCACGGGTGCAACGGGTCCTCAAGGTACTCCTGGTTCAGCAGCTCTTACGGGTGCAACGGGTGTAACGGGCATGACAGGTTCTACTGGCTCGACGGGTTCCACAGGTTCTACTGGCTCGACGGGTCCAACGGGTGCAATTGGTGCACCAGGTGAACGAGGTCAGACGGGTTTTACAGGTCCAACAGGGTTCACGGGCCCTACTGGAGATCTCGGAGCACCAGGTGAGCAAGGATGGACGGGTGATACGGGTCCAACGGGTTCCACAGGTAGAACAGGTCATACGGGTCCCACGGGCGCTACAGGATCAACGGGTTCAACTGGAGCAACAGGTTCAACTGGAGCAACAGGTTCAACTGGTCCTACGGGTGCAACTGGCGCCACTGGGGCAACAGGTTCAACAGGTGAAACTGGAGCAACTGGTTCTACGGGCTCAACTGGATCAACTGGCTCGACTGGTCCAACGGGTGCAGCGGGTCTCAATGGTATTTCTGGAGGTCTAACTCTGTTTATGGATACCGCAGGTGGAGCCTTCGATGGAACAAACGCGATTGGAGGAACTTTGCTGCAAATACCAGATCAAACTGCACAAACTACAATTACCACTGGTAGTTTGTCAAATACAACAAAGACTATTGCAACCTTTACAACTCCTGTTGAACAGCAGGTGACTCCTATTGTTGGCGGTATTTGGTCTGCAAACGTATATGCTCAATCTGCAACGGGTGGCGTTGAATATTATATATCAGTTTATTCAGTTGATTCTGATGGAACTTCCAATAAAACGCTTATTGCTCAAGGATCTGCAGCAGGAACAACAAATATTCTCGTAGAGAGCATCTACACTTATGATTTGTATGTACCAGCAACATCATTGGCGCCAGGAAAGCGATTAATTGTGGATTTAATTGCAGTCTTTACGGGAACAAATAGGAGTGCTACATTCCAGTTCCGCGACAGCACCTTGTCGCATATTCATACAACCATTGTGGCAAATGTTGCAACAGGTACTACTGGCGCAACAGGTATGACTGGTATGACAGGTTCCACGGGTGCCACAGGATCTACGGGTTCAACGGGTGCCACAGGTTCAACAGGACCTACTGGAGAAACTGGCTCCACAGGCTCTACAGGTGCCACAGGTCCTACTGGAGAAACTGGTACAACAGGCTCTACTGGATCTACAGGACCTACAGGAGAAACAGGACCTACTGGATCAACGGGTTCTACGGGTTCCACGGGTGCGACAGGATCAACAGGTCCAACAGGAGAAACTGGATCAACTGGCTCGACTGGCCCAACGGGTCCAACGGGTGAAACAGGCCCAACAGGCCCAACTGGTTCAACTGGATCAACGGGTTCCACAGGCCCTACAGGAGAAACTGGCTCAACGGGTGCGACAGGATCAACGGGTTCAACAGGACCTACTGGTTCAACTGGTCCTACTGGTTCAACTGGATCTACGGGATCAACGGGTTCTACGGGCCCTACTGGTTCAACTGGTTCAACTGGTTCAACGGGCCCTACAGGTTCTACTGGCTCAACGGGTTCTACGGGCCCTACAGGAGAAACAGGCCCAACTGGCTCAACGGGATCAACGGGTTCCACAGGTCCTACAGGATCAACAGGTCCTACAGGATCAACAGGATCAACAGGCCCTACAGGAGAAACTGGTGCTACGGGTCCAACTGGCGAAACTGGTTCCACAGGTCCAACTGGCGAAACAGGTTCCACGGGTTCAACGGGATCAACTGGCTCAACTGGTTCAACTGGCTCAACGGGTCAAACGGGTCCAACTGGAATGACAGGTCCAACTGGGTATGGAGATCGCTATTTGACCTCTTTTACTGGTACTATAGATCCAAGAGCAGTAACATCTTTCACATCTTTGCAAGTTGCGCCTAATTTGGCCTATATTCCAGGCAATTCAGTTATTGTAACAGATGCTTCTTCACCTCTTGCAAACAACTTTGAAGCCCGTGTAAGCGCATATTCTCCATTATCTGGTCTTATGAATCTTGATCAAATTACAAATATTAATGGTGCATTTAATTTCCCAGCAACCTACAATGTGAACTTGGATGGTATCGATGGACCTACTGGGCAAACAGGTCCAACTGGCATGACGGGACCTACGGGTTTCTCGGATCGCTTCTTGACCTCTTTCACGGATACTATAACACCCAGTTTTGGAAGTATATCTGTAGTTGTGAGTCCTCAACTTGCCTACATTCCAGGAAATTCAGTCATTGTGACAGATGTATTAGATCCACTGGCAAATAACTTTGAGGGTCGTGTTCAATTCTACGATCCTTCTAATGGTGATATAATCATTGATCAAATTCGAAATATTAATGGAACATTTGGAACCTTGAAGACATACAATGTGAATTTGGATGGTATTGATGGACCAACAGGTCAAACGGGTCCAACGGGTCCCACTGGACAAACGGGCCCAACTGGTTCAACGGGTTCCACGGGTTCAACGGGTTTCACGGGTTCAACGGGTCAAACAGGATCCACAGGCCCTACGGGTTTTACTGGCGCAATGGGTGCACCTGGTCAAAGAGGTTGGACGGGCTACACGGGTCAAACGGGCCCTACAGGTTTCACTGGCTCAACGGGTTCTACTGGAGCAACTGGGGCAACTGGAGCAACTGGAACAACAGGAGCAACAGGCCCTACTGGTTCTACTGGCTCTACGGGTGTCACGGGTTCGACAGGTTCTACAGGACCAACTGGTGATCTTGGTGCTCCAGGTCAAAGAGGTTGGACGGGACCAACGGGTCCTACGGGTTCTACAGGTGCAACTGGTTCTACAGGTTCTACTGGTCCACAAGGTACACCAGGTTCAGCAGCTCTTACGGGTGCAACAGGTGTAACGGGTATGACAGGTTCTACAGGCACAACAGGATCCACTGGCGCAACGGGTTCTACGGGTCCAACGGGTGCAATCGGTGCACCAGGTGAACGAGGTCAAACAGGTATGACAGGCCCTACAGGATTTACGGGACCAACAGGTGATCTTGGAGCACCAGGTGAACAAGGATGGACGGGTGACACGGGTCCAACGGGTTCCACAGGTAGAACAGGTCATACGGGTTCGACAGGTATTACAGGTGCAACAGGACCTATTGGAACAGGACCTACTGGTGATACAGGTACAACAGGACAAACAGGCTCAACAGGACCAACAGGAGAAACTGGAGCAACCGGTTCAACAGGCTCTACGGGGCCGACAGGATCAACAGGTGCTACGGGAGCAACAGGAGAAACAGGTCCCACTGGTGAAACAGGTTCCACTGGCGCAACGGGTTCTACAGGCCCTACGGGATCAACTGGTCAAACGGGTGCCACTGGTGAAACAGGCCCTACTGGTTCAACTGGTGCAACTGGTTCTACTGGAGAAACAGGTCCTACGGGATCAACTGGCTCAACTGGATCAACGGGCCCAACAGGCTCTACAGGAGAAACAGGTCCCACGGGATCAACTGGCACAACTGGATCAACGGGCCCAACAGGCTCTACAGGAGAAACAGGTCCCACAGGATCAACTGGATCGACAGGCCCTACTGGAGAAACTGGAGCAACTGGAGCAACGGGCTCAACGGGTCCTACAGGTTCAACAGGTGCAACTGGCTCAACTGGCTCAACTGGCCCTACTGGCGAAACAGGGTCAACTGGCTCCACGGGTTCTACAGGTTCAACAGGTGCAACTGGCTCAACTGGAGCAACTGGAGCAACTGGCTCGACAGGATCAACGGGTTCCACTGGCTCCACTGGTCCAACAGGAGAAACAGGCCCTACAGGACAAACAGGATCCACAGGTCCAACAGGTTCAACGGGCCCCACTGGTTCCACGGGACCTACGGGTGAAACCGGTATGACAGGTGCAACTGGTGAGATCGGTCCAACAGGATACAATACCTTTTACATTTTTGATGGTGGCACGCCCTTTTCAAGTTATACAGTTGGCCCTGCATTCGACGCAGGAGGTGTAGGATATACAGGAAATACAGGACCTTCAGGAAGTTACAATGGAACCAATCTGACGTTGCAATTCAGAAGAGGTCTTGCCTCAGAATGGGCAAATGTCAATCCTGTTCTTGCTGATGGTGAAATGGCTCTCGAAACCGACACAGATCTGTTTAAGATTGGAGATGGAGTAACCTCTTGGAATGCATTGCCTTATGGCGGTATAAAGGGCCCAACAGGTCCTCAAGGTACTCCTGGTTCGTCATCCCTTACAGGTGCAACGGGTGTAACGGGTCCAGCAGCATCTGATGCACTCGCATGGTCAACTTATGCACCACAATGGACCGCATCTGTATCAAATCCTTCAATTGGAAATGGAACCTTGACGGGTCGCTATAAGCAAATTGGAAAGACAACCTTTGTGAATATCAAACTTTTGATTGGAAGTTCAACCACATTTGGATCAGGTGCTTGGAGATTCTCATTGCCAGTCAATGCTTATTCCGCAGACTCGACAATCTTGCCCACCACCTTTTTGGACAATGGAACTGCATGGTATCAGGGTACATCTATATCTGCATATGATGGAAGTGCAAGTTATGTCATACCCCTTTGGAATAAAGGATCTTCAGGAAATGCACCTGCTGATAATGCAACACCTTTTGTATGGACATCCGCTGATAGTCTAACAATTTCAGGTTCTTATGAGTCTGTATAAGTATCATTTGATTATTAATATAACTAAAATTTAATTAGAAATAAATAGTTTGAATAACAAAAATTTAAACTATTTACAAACACCATTTAAACTATAATCATTTTTTGAATTCAACGATAGAATAGAATGCCTTTCATCCAGTTACAGTTCCGACGGGGGACTGCAGCTCAATGGGTTTCTGGAAACCCAGTGTTGGCTGGGGGGGAACTTGGTATTGAAACAGATACAAATTTATTCAAGATTGGTGATGGAATAACAAATTGGATAAATCTTCCCTACGGAGGTTTACGAGGCGAGACGGGTTATACGGGCACAACTGGTGCAACGGGTATCACAGGTGCAACAGGCCCTTCTGGTAATCTTTTTAATACCCAAACAACTACACAGATTACTCCAACTCCAACAATTGGCGGTACCCAAACTCTTAATGTCGCGCCAGGCCTTTCCTATATTGGTGGTAATTCAGTTGTTGTTGTCGATTCTACAAATTCTTCTAATCGTTTTGAAGCTATTGTAGATACTTATAATTCATCAACAGGGCAAATTGATTTGTTTCAAATTAAAAATATAGAAGGAACATTTACAAATCAATACTATAATGTAAACATTGATGCAATCGATGGCCCAACAGGCACAACAGGTGCAACGGGTTCTACAGGATCAACTGGCCAAACTGGTCCCACGGGTCCTACTGGCGAAACTGGTCCCACGGGTTCCACAGGTGAAACTGGTTCTACAGGTCCAACTGGTCAAACTGGTTTCACAGGACCGACGGGTATGACGGGTCCTACAGGTTTCTCAGATCGTTTCTTGACTTCTTTTACGTCTACAATAACACCAACACAGGGTGGTTCTGTAAACATTATTGTGGATACTAAATTGGCCTACATTGCAGGAAATTCAGTTATTGTAACTAATGTCGCAACACCCCTTACAACCAACTTTGAAGGCCGTGTTTCCTCTTACAATTCGTCAACAGGTGCGATGACAATTGATCAAATTACAAATATCAATGGATCCTTTGCGTCTTCTGCAACCTATAATGTAAATTTAGATGGCATCGATGGTCCTACTGGATCAACTGGTTCCACTGGTCCAACGGGTCAAACGGGACAAACAGGTCAGACGGGTGCTATGGGTGCACCAGGTCAAAGAGGCTGGACGGGTTATACGGGTCAAACAGGACCAACGGGTTCCACAGGCTCTACAGGTTCCACAGGTGCGACTGGCTCAACGGGACCCACTGGTTCGACGGGCTCCACTGGTTCCACTGGTCCCACGGGCTCGACAGGTGTAACGGGTCAAACAGGTGCAACAGGACAAACGGGTGACCTCGGAGCACCTGGACAAAGAGGCTGGACGGGACCGACTGGTCAATCAGGATCTACAGGTGCTACGGGTTCCACAGGTGCTACGGGTCCTCAAGGTACTCCTGGTACTGCAGTCAACACGGGCGCAACGGGTGTAACAGGTATGACAGGATCTACTGGCACAACAGGTTCTACGGGTTCTACGGGTTCCACAGGTCCTACAGGTGCAATCGGTGCACCAGGTGAACGAGGTCAGACAGGTTTTACGGGTCCCACGGGTTTCACGGGACCTACTGGCGATCTTGGAGCTCCAGGTGAGCAAGGATGGACAGGTGATACGGGTCCAACAGGTACAACGGGTGCAACGGGTTCCACAGGTCCAACAGGTTCAACTGGTCCAACGGGTTCCACGGGTGCTACGGGTTCAACCGGTTCCACAGGCTCCACGGGTCCAACAGGTGAAACAGGGTCTACAGGCTCCACGGGTCCAACAGGTGCTGCAGGTCTCAATGGTATTTCTGGAGGCTTGACACTCTTTTTGGATACTGCTGGAGGTGCTTTTGATGGATCTAATGCAGTAGCAGGAACTTTAATTGAAATACCGAATGAAGGTGCACAAACAACAATTACTTATACATCTGCTTTTAGTGTTGATGTAGCAGTTGGTTCTTTTATTACAAATGTAGGCCAACAGGTTTCTCCAATTGTAAGTGGTATTTGGACAGCAAACGTTTATGCTCAATCTACAACAGGAGATGTAGTATATTATTTTAAAGTTTATTCCGTTGATTCGGACGGAACTTCCAACAAGACATTGATAAAAGCAGGTACTGATACAGATGCTCAACTTATTACTTCTGCAGGTTTGTATACGAGTGAATTGTTTATTCCAGCTACAAGCTTGGCTGCAGGAAAGCGCATTATAGTAGATGTATGGTGCAAGTTTATTGGTACAAATAAGAATATCACTCTTCAGTTTAGGGACAATACCCTTTCACACATCCATACAACTATTGTTGCAAATCCTGCAACAGGCCCTACTGGTGCTATTGGTTACACGGGTATGACAGGTGAAACAGGGTCTACAGGATCTACAGGCTCCACAGGTCAAACTGGTTCCACTGGAACGACAGGTGCCACTGGTGAAACAGGTTCTACAGGTTCTACTGGATCAACGGGTTCTACGGGTTCCACTGGTCCCACTGGAACAACAGGCTCAACGGGTTCCACTGGTTCAACAGGCTCCACGGGTTCCACTGGTCCCACTGGAACAACAGGCTCAACGGGCTCCACTGGATCAACAGGCTCTACGGGCTCCACGGGCTCAACTGGTTCAACAGGAGCAACAGGAGCAACGGGCACAACAGGTTCTACAGGCTCAACAGGAGCAACGGGCACAACAGGTTCTACAGGCTCAACGGGAGCAACTGGTCCAACAGGTTCAACTGGCTCAACGGGAGCAACGGGTATGACAGGTCAGACCGGTATAACGGGTGCAACAGGACCTTTGGGTACAGGTGCAACGGGTAACACTGGTCAAACTGGTGATACAGGAGCAACAGGTTCTACAGGTTATACAGGACCTACTGGTCAACAAGGATATCCAGGAGATCCTGGTGAAAGAGGTGATACTGGAGAGACTGGTGAAACAGGCGCAACAGGTGCAACAGGTCCTCAAGGTCTTCCAGGATTTGCCACCAATACTGGTGCTACAGGCGCAACAGGATCTACAGGGTACACGGGTCCTCAAGGTCTTCCAGGTTCTGCAAGCAATACGGGTTCCACAGGTCCAACAGGTCCAACGGGTGAAACGGGTGCAACAGGAGAAACAGGCCCTACAGGTGAAACAGGTGCAACAGGCCCTACAGGCACAACGGGAGAAACTGGCATGACAGGTCAAACTGGTCAAACTGGACAAACTGGTCAAACAGGGCCGACAGGGCGCACTGGTCCAACGGGTATGACAGGCCAAACAGGGCCGACAGGGCACACTGGTCCAACTGGACGCACAGGTCCAACGGGTCAAACGGGTATGACAGGTTCAACTGGCTCAACAGGTCAAACTGGACGCACAGGTCCAACGGGCCAAACTGGCCAAACTGGTTCTATAGGTCGCACGGGTCCAACAGGTCGTTTGGGTGCGCCAGGAGATCAAGGTTGGACGGGTCCAACGGGGCCGACAGGTATGCAAGGTATCCCAGGTACTGCAGTGAACACTGGTGCTACTGGTCAAACTGGCCCTCTGGGTACAGGTGCAACCGGTAACACGGGTCAAACAGGTGCTCCAGGAGACCGCTATCTTACATCTTTTACCGATACGATTGATCCCAATTCATCTCCCACTCTTACAATAACGTTGAACGATACATATTTAGCATATATTCCAGGAAATTCAATTATTGTGACAAAAGCATCAGATCCATTGAATAACTATTTTGCCGCAGTTGTACAAACCTACACTCCTTCATCAAGTGTTATGATTATTGGATCATTCTCTCAAATAACAGGTACATTTGGAAATGCCTTGTACAATATGAATTTAGATGGAATTGATGGGCCAACGGGTGCAACTGGGCCTCAAGGTACACCAGGTACTGCAGTAAATACGGGTGCTACTGGTGAAACCGGTATGACGGGTCCAACAGGTGAGCGTGGTCATACGGGTGCAGTAGGTCCAGGTGGTTCGGCCTCCAACACAGGAGCAACTGGTGCAACGGGACCAACGGGCCAAACTGGTGAAACAGGTCCTCAAGGCGATATAGGTCCTCAAGGCGATCCAGGTATTCAAGGCGACAAGGGTGATACAGGTGCAACGGGCGCACAAGGTATTCCTGGCGAAGCATCGAATACTGGTGCAACGGGTGCAACGGGTGCAACAGGTTCTACAGGTGCAACAGGTTCTACGGGCCCTACAGGAGAAACAGGGCCTACAGGAGAAACAGGGCCTACGGGCACAACGGGAGAAACAGGTGCAACGGGTGCAACGGGTGAAATGGGTATGACTGGTGAAACTGGCGCAACGGGCTCAACGGGTTCAACGGGTGCAACAGGTCGTACAGGTCCAACGGGTTCAACAGGACGTACAGGTCCAACGGGCCAAACTGGAGCTACTGGTCGTACAGGCTCGACAGGTGTTACGGGTTCGACAGGTTCTATAGGAAGAACCGGACCAACGGGTCGATTGGGAGCACCTGGTGATCAAGGTTGGACGGGTGCGACGGGACCTTTGGGAACAGGCTCTACAGGTGCGACGGGTTCAACGGGTATAACAGGTGCAACAGGTCCATTGGGCACAGGTGCAACCGGTTCTACTGGTGAAACTGGACCTACGGGAGAAACTGGATCCACTGGACCCACAGGAGAAACTGGCTCTACGGGCGCAACAGGATCCACTGGACCTACAGGACAAACTGGTTCAACAGGACCTACTGGAGAAACTGGCTCAACTGGAATGACGGGTCCCACTGGTTATGGCGATCGTTATTTGACTACAATTGAGAATGTAATTCTTCAACCTACTGAAGGGGGCTCTCTTACATCTTTGCAAGTTGGACTCAATTTGGCCTACATTCCTGGTAATTCAGTTATTGTAACAGATGTTTCTGCACCTCTTGTAAATAACTTTGAAGGTCGTGTAAGTGCTTATTCTCCTCTATCTGGTCTCTTATCAATCGATCAAATTACAAATATTAATGGAATTTTTGACGGAATTACTTCAAAAACGTACAATGTAAACTTGGATGGTATTGATGGTCCTACGGGTCAGACGGGTCCTACAGGCATGACTGGACCTACGGGTTTCTCGGATCGCTTTTTGACCTCTTTTACAGGACTTATTTCACCAGCACCAACACCTGGTGGTACACTTAATGTAGTTGTTGGAACCAATCTTGCATACATTGCAGGTAATTCAGTAATTGTTACAAATTCAGCAACACCTCTTGTAAATAACTTTGAAGGTCGTGTCAACTCATACGATTCATCTTCAGGTGCAATGACTATTGATCAAATTACGAATATTAATGGAACATTCGGTTCTTCTGCAACCTATAATGTAAATTTGGATGGCATTGATGGACCTACAGGTATGACAGGTTCTACAGGTTCTATAGGTCAAACAGGTTCAACGGGTGTAACGGGTTCAACTGGTCCTACAGGTACAACAGGCTCGACGGGATCTACAGGCTCGACGGGCCCAACTGGTTCCACTGGCGCTATGGGTGCACCTGGTCAAAGAGGTTGGACTGGTTATACGGGTCAAACGGGTCAAACGGGTGCAACGGGAACTACGGGTCCTACTGGCTCAACAGGTTCAACAGGAGCAACAGGAGCAACAGGCCCTACTGGTTCTACGGGTTCAACGGGTGCGTCTGGAGTAACAGGTTCTACAGGTCTTACAGGTTCTACTGGCGATCTTGGAGCTCCTGGACAAAGAGGATGGACGGGTCCAACGGGTCAGACGGGTTCAACGGGTTCAACGGGTGCAACGGGTTTCACAGGCCCTCAAGGTACACCAGGTTCTGCAGCTCTCACAGGTGCAACGGGTGTAACAGGTATGACGGGCTCTACGGGTCCAACAGGTAGAACAGGAGCAACAGGAGCAACAGGACCTACTGGCGCAATTGGTGCACCAGGTGAACGAGGTCAAACAGGTTTCACGGGACCTACTGGTTTTACGGGACCTACAGGTGATCTTGGAGCGCCTGGCGAACAAGGCTGGACGGGCGATACGGGCCCAACTGGGCCAACTGGTAGAACTGGTCCAACGGGACAAACAGGTGCAACAGGTGCAACAGGTGCGATTGGTACAGGACCTACTGGAGAAACAGGTCCAACGGGAGCAACAGGTTCTACGGGGCCAACGGGACCTACTGGACAAACTGGTCAAACAGGACAAACAGGTTCTACGGGGCCAACAGGTGAAACAGGACCAACTGGTCACACGGGAGAAACTGGATCTACTGGATCTACTGGGCCAACAGGCTCTACTGGTCAAACGGGTGCTACTGGTGAAACGGGCCACACAGGTTCTACTGGTTCAACAGGCCCTACAGGTTTCACAGGACCAACGGGGCAAACAGGACAAACAGGTTCTACGGGGCCAACGGGTGAAACGGGACCAACTGGTCATACGGGTCAAACTGGAGAAACAGGTCCAACCGGTTCCACAGGCTCTACTGGTCAAACGGGTGCTACTGGAGAAACGGGCCACACAGGTTCTACTGGTTCAACGGGCCCTACAGGTTTCACAGGACCAACGGGACAAACAGGACAAACAGGTTCTACGGGGCCAACGGGTGAAACGGGACCAACTGGGCCAACTGGTTCAACCGGTTCTACTGGTCCAACCGGTTCCACAGGTTCTACTGGAGAAACTGGTCCCACTGGGCCAACAGGTTCTACAGGTTCAACAGGCTCTACTGGAGAAACTGGTACTACTGGATTTACAGGTGCAACTGGAGAAACAGGTGCCACAGGAGAAACTGGTTCAACGGGATCTACAGGCTCAACAGGGCCAACGGGAGAAACTGGATCCACGGGACCCACAGGAGAAACTGGCTCTACGGGCGCAACAGGATCCACTGGACCTACAGGACAAACTGGTTCCACTGGACCTACTGGACAAACTGGCTCAACTGGAATGACAGGTCCCACTGGATATGGTGATCGTTATTTAACTACAATTGATAACGTTATTATTCAACCTACTGAAGGAGGCACTCTTACATCTTTGCAAGTTGGACTCAATTTGGCCTACATTCCTGGTAATTCAATTATTGTAACAGATGTTTCTTTACCTCTTATTAATAACTTTGAAGGTCGTGTAAGTGACTATTCTCCTCTATCTGGTCTCTTGTCAATCGATCAAATTACAAATATTAATGGAACCTTTGATGGAATTACATCAAAAACCTACAATGTAAATTTGGATGGTATTGATGGTCCCACGGGCATGACAGGTGCATCAGGATTTACGGGACCAACTGGTTTCTCGGATCGCTTTTTGACTTCTTTTACAGGACTTATTTCACCAGCACCAACACCTGGTGGATCTGTAAGTATTGTAGTTGGAACAAAGCTCGCCTATATTCCAGGAAATTCAGTTATTGTAACAGATTCTTCTGCACCTCTTGTAAATAACTTTGAAGGTCGTGTCAACTCTTACGATTCATCAACAGGTGCAATGACAATCAATCAGCTTACAAATATTAATGGAACTTTTGGAACTTCGTCAACCTATAATGTAAATTTGGATGGTATCGATGGACCTACAGGTATGACTGGTCCTACAGGTTTTACGGGCCCTACAGGTTCTACAGGCTCGACTGGTTCAACGGGTCCTACAGGTACAACAGGTCAAACAGGCTCAACGGGGTCAACGGGATCAACTGGTTCTACTGGCGCTATGGGTGCACCTGGTCAAAGAGGTTGGACTGGTTATACGGGTCAAACGGGTCAAACGGGTCAAACAGGTCAAACGGGTTCTACTGGAGCAACTGGAGCAACTGGAGCAACTGGAGCAACAGGCCCTACTGGTTCTACGGGTTCAACGGGTGCGTCTGGAGTAACAGGTCCTACAGGTCTTACAGGTTCTACTGGTGATCTTGGAGCTCCTGGACAAAGAGGATGGACGGGTCCTACGGGACCTACAGGCACAACGGGTGCAACGGGTGCAACGGGTGCAACGGGTCCTCAAGGCACTCCTGGTGTTGCTTCGAATACAGGTGCAACGGGTGTAACAGGTATGACGGGTTCAACAGGTCCAACAGGTAGAACAGGAGCAACAGGAGCAACAGGACCTACTGGCGCAATTGGTGCACCAGGTGAACGAGGTCAGACAGGTTTCACGGGACCTACGGGTTTTACGGGACCTACAGGTGATCTTGGAGCGCCTGGCGAACAAGGCTGGACGGGCGACACGGGTCCAACGGGTGCAACGGGTCCAACGGGAAGAACTGGTCACACGGGTCCTACAGGTTCCACTGGATCCACTGGTTCTACTGGTCCAACAGGTGCTGCAGGTCTTAATGGAATTTCAGGAGGATTAACACTCTTCTTGGATACTGCGGGTGGTAGTTACAGCGGCTCTCCGCTTTCAGGTTCGCTCTTGAGTACACCAGACGAATCTACACAAACCACAATATCTGCAAATAATTCTTCTAGCAACGAATATATTGTTGCATCCTTTACAACTCCTGTTGGTTTGGCAGTAACTCCAATTGTAAGTGGATTGTGGTCGATGAATATGTACGCTTCGTCTTCAACTGGAAATGCTGCATATTATTATTCAGTATATTCAGTTGATTCGACGGGAGGCGATGCGCAATTGATTGCAGCAGGAAATTCATCAGGTGCAACAAATATTTTGACACAGAATATTTATCAATACGATTTGTTTGTACCAGCAACCTCTTTGGCATCAGGAAGAAGAATTCGCATTGATGTCTATATGAAATTTGGAGGATCTGCAGGTTCTTCAAGCGCGACACTCAAGTTTCGCAATTCTACTCTTTCACATGTTCACACGACGATTGTTTCCAATGCGCCTACGGGAACTACAGGTGCAACAGGTCCTACTGGTTCAACAGGAACGACAGGAGCAACAGGTACAACAGGTGCAACTGGTCCTCTTGGAACAGGCCCTACTGGAGAAACAGGAGCAACTGGCTCAACAGGAGAAACTGGTGCAACAGGTCCTACAGGAACAACTGGTGCCACTGGAGCCACTGGTGAAACAGGTCCTACAGGTGCAACAGGATCTACTGGTGAAACTGGAGCAACGGGTTCTACTGGAACAACAGGTGCCACTGGAGCTACTGGTGAAACTGGACCTACGGGACCTACGGGTGCAACAGGAGCTACAGGTTCTACAGGTCCTACTGGTGAAACAGGTACAACCGGTTCTACAGGACCTACGGGATCAACAGGTTCTACTGGTGAAACAGGAGCTACAGGTACAACTGGTGAAACAGGAGCTACAGGCTCTACGGGTTCAACAGGTCCCACAGGACAAACTGGGCAAACTGGTGAAACAGGTAATACAGGTTCTACGGGTTCTACAGGACCTACAGGTTCTACTGGACAAACTGGTGCAACTGGTACAACGGGTGCAACAGGCAATACAGGTGCAACAGGTGTCACAGGACCACTTGGAACAGGCCCTACTGGTCAAACGGGTGCAATTGGTTCAACTGGTTCAATTGGCGCAACAGGTGTTACAGGACCAACGGGTGCTCTTGGTGCACCAGGTCAAAGAGGTTGGACAGGTTACACGGGTGAAACAGGTATAACTGGGTCTACAGGTACAACAGGTTCTACAGGGCCTACTGGAAGAACAGGACCAACAGGTCAAACTGGACAGACGGGTTCAACAGGCCCTACAGGTTCAACAGGAGTAACGGGTCCAACAGGACAAACTGGTGCAACGGGACCTCTTGGAACAGGAGCAACGGGTCAAACGGGTCCAACAGGTCCAACAGGATCTACAGGAGATCTCGGAGCACCTGGTCAAAGAGGCTGGACGGGTTTTACAGGTCAATCAGGCTCTACAGGTGCAACGGGTGCAACAGGTGTTACAGGTCCTCAAGGAACGCCAGGTGTTGCTTCGAGTACAGGCGCAACGGGTGTAACGGGTATGACAGGCTCTACGGGTCCTACGGGTGCAACAGGATCAACGGGTTCTACGGGTGCAACGGGTGCAATTGGTGCACCAGGTGAAAGAGGTCTTACGGGCTTTACGGGTCCAACGGGCTTTACGGGTCCTACAGGAGACCTCGGAGCACCTGGTGAGCAAGGCTGGACGGGTGACACAGGTCCAACGGGTCCAACTGGCTCAACGGGTAGAACAGGAGGAACAGGTTCTACGGGTGCAACGGGTCCTCTTGGAACTGGTGCAACGGGCTCAACAGGTTCAACTGGAACAACTGGTTCTACTGGCCCTCTTGGCACAGGTCCAACAGGAGAAACGGGAGCAACTGGCTCAACAGGCTCTACTGGAGAAACAGGAGCAACGGGACCTACTGGAGAAACAGGTACCACTGGATCAACAGGAGCAACAGGCCCTACTGGAGAAACAGGAGCAACAGGTTCAACTGGTGAAACAGGTATGACAGGCTCAACAGGTTCAACAGGCCCTACTGGCGTAACTGGAGAAACTGGATCTACTGGTACAACAGGCGCAACAGGCCCTACTGGAGAAACTGGCCCTACTGGAGAAACAGGAGCTACTGGTGCTACTGGTGCAACAGGAGCAACGGGTCCTACTGGAGAAACTGGCCCTACTGGACAAACTGGATCAACTGGTCCCACAGGTCAAACTGGTCAGACTGGAACAACTGGATCTACAGGAACAACGGGTTCAACTGGTCAGACTGGTCAGACTGGACCTCTTGGTACAGGACCAACAGGTCAAACGGGATCAACGGGTGCAACAGGTTCAATAGGTGCAACAGGTGTTACGGGACCAACAGGTGCCCTTGGTGCACCAGGTCAAAGAGGTTGGACAGGTTACACGGGTGAAACTGGTGTAACAGGATCAACAGGATCGACGGGTTCTACAGGGCCTACTGGAAGAACTGGACCAACAGGTCAAACTGGACAGACGGGTCAAACAGGACCTACAGGTTCAACAGGAGCAACAGGTCAAACTGGACAAACGGGTGCAACGGGCCCTCTTGGAACAGGTGCAACGGGTCAAACTGGTCAAACGGGTCCAACAGGATCAACTGGTGATCTTGGTGCGCCTGGTCAAAGAGGCTGGACGGGTTTAACAGGTCAATCAGGTTCTACAGGTGCAACGGGTACGACAGGTGTTACAGGTCCTCAAGGAACACCAGGTGTTGCTTCGAACACAGGAGCAACAGGTGTAACGGGTATGACAGGATCTACTGGTTTGACAGGTTCAACAGGTCCAACGGGCTCTACGGGTGCAACGGGTGCAATTGGTGCTCCAGGAGAAAGAGGTCTTACGGGCTTTACGGGTCCAACGGGATTTACGGGCCCAACAGGAGATCTTGGAGCTCCTGGTGAACAAGGATGGACTGGTGACACAGGTCCAACAGGTTCTACTGGCTCAACGGGTAGAACAGGCTCAACGGGTGCAACAGGTGCAACGGGCCCTCTTGGAACAGGTGCAACGGGCCAAACTGGTTCTACAGGAACGACAGGAGCTACTGGCCCTATAGGAACAGGACCGACAGGAGAAACAGGATCAACTGGAGCTACTGGATCAACGGGCCCTACTGGAGAAACAGGAGCAACTGGTGCCACAGGAGCAACTGGAGAAACAGGTACTACAGGCCCTACTGGATCAACGGGCCCTACTGGAGAAACAGGATCAACTGGATCAACAGGACCTACAGGGGCAACTGGTCCAACTGGTCAAACAGGAGCAACTGGCGAAACAGGACCTACGGGTACTACTGGTACAACAGGTTCAACAGGTTCAACGGGTAGAACAGGCTCAACTGGATCTACAGGTCAAACAGGTCAAACAGGTCCTCTTGGCACAGGACCTACAGGTCAAACAGGATCTACAGGTTCAACAGGAGCAACAGGAGCAACAGGTCAAACAGGTGCAACAGGACCTCTTGGCACGGGTGCAACGGGTCAAACGGGTCAAACAGGTCCAACAGGACAAACTGGCGATCTTGGAGCGCCAGGACAGAGAGGATGGACGGGTTTAACGGGTCAATCAGGCTCAACGGGTGCAACGGGTGTAACAGGTGTTACAGGTCCTCAAGGAACGCCAGGTGTTGCTTCGAACACAGGAGCAACGGGTGCGACGGGTGTGACAGGATCTACTGGCTCAACGGGAACAACAGGACCAACTGGACAAACAGGTGCAACGGGTGCAATTGGTGCTCCAGGTGAAAGAGGTCTTACAGGATTTACAGGGCCTACAGGGTTCACGGGTCCAACAGGTGCTCTTGGCGCACCAGGTTCGAGAGGTTGGACTGGGTATACGGGTGTAGCTGGCTCAACGGGTCCAACAGGTGCAACGGGTACAGCAGGAACTACTGGCGGAACGGGCGCAACCGGATCAACCGGATCAACGGGATCAACAGGATCTACGGGTACAACTGGTGCAACGGGCCCTCTTGGAACTGGAGCAACGGGTTCCACAGGCTCAACTGGATCAACGGGAGCAACTGGTACAACTGGAGCAACGGGTTCCACAGGCTCAACTGGATCAACGGGAGCAACTGGTACAACTGGAGCAACGGGTCCTCTTGGAACTGGTGCCACAGGTTCCACGGGATCAACTGGTTCAACTGGAGCAACTGGTTCGACGGGTTCTACAGGAATAACTGGAGCTACAGGTTCAACAGGTGCAACTGGTTCCACAGGTGCAACAGGTACTACAGGTTCAACTGGTGCAACGGGACCTCTTGGAACTGGAGCAACAGGTTCTACGGGCTCAACAGGACAAACTGGATCAACTGGTTCAACAGGTCCAACAGGACAAACGGGTGCAACAGGACCGCTTGGAACTGGTGCGACGGGTGCAACTGGATCAACAGGTTCTACAGGACAAACAGGTGCGACAGGTACGACAGGCTCTACAGGAGCAACTGGCTCAACTGGAATGACTGGACATACAGGTTCAACTGGACAGACAGGTTCAACAGGATCTACGGGAGCAACAGGTTCAACTGGTTCTACAGGTTCAACTGGTCCTACAGGCCCAACAGGCGCTCTTGGAACAGGTCCTACAGGTCCTACTGGTGCTGCATCCACAACAACAGGTCCTACAGGTCCTGCAGGTCAGAATGGTATTACAAATGGCCTTGTTTATTTCCTTGATACGACAACTTCAGCTACTCCTGGTGCCTCAGGATCTCTCTTGCTCAATGCAAATACTGGTTTGCAGACAACAATTTCTTCAGGAAACCAAACGAATACAACAATTCTTATGGGAACCTTTACTTCAGAAGCTGTTGAACTTACATCGCCGATTATTACAAGTGGATTATGGCAACTAGCACTCTACGCTATTTCAAATCAAACAAATACAGATGTTAAATTCTATTATGATGCGTATTATACAACACCAGATGGTGTAACAGAAACACTCATAGCTTCTGGAACTTCTGCGTCAGCAACAATTGTTACATCTATACAAGCTGAATATAGTTATGACCTGTACATCCCTACAACATATATTCCTTCAAATTCTCACCGCATTCGTATCAAGATTTATGGTGTATTTGTTGGAAACAATCGTACATTGACACTTGAATTCCGTGATAATACAATTTCCCACTTGCACACAACCATTATAACCAATACACCAACAGGTCCAACAGGATCAAGAGGATCTACAGGTCAAACAGGTACAACCGGACCTACAGGTGCAACGGGTACAACTGGATCTACTGGTTCCACTGGATCAACGGGTACAACAGGAGCAACTGGTGGAACTGGAGCAACTGGTGGAACTGGATCAACGGGTACAACGGGAGCAACAGGACCTCTTGGAACTGGAGCAACTGGTTCCACTGGCTCTACAGGGGCAACAGGCTCAACGGGTTCTACGGGTACAACAGGAGCAACAGGACCTCTTGGTACTGGAGCAACAGGTTCTACGGGCTCTACAGGAGCAACAGGCTCAACGGGTTCTACGGGTTCAACGGGAGCAACTGGCTCAACGGGTTTGACAGGAGCAACAGGTTCAACGGGTTCTACGGGTACAACAGGAGCAACAGGACCTCTTGGTACTGGAGCAACAGGTTCTACGGGCTCTACAGGAGCAACAGGCTCAACGGGTTCTACGGGTACAACAGGAGCAACAGGACCTCTTGGTACTGGTGCGACAGGAGCTACAGGAGCAACAGGTCCAACTGGTTCAACGGGTTCAACAGGAGCAACAGGACCGCTTGGTACTGGTGCGACAGGTTCCACAGGTTCAACGGGTTCTACAGGATTCACGGGATCAACAGGTACAACAGGAGCAACAGGACCTCTTGGAACTGGTGCGACTGGAGCAACAGGTCCAACTGGTGCAACAGGAGCAACAGGAGCAACAGGTTCGACGGGCCCAACGGGTTCGACAGGTACAACGGGTTCGACAGGTACAACGGGTTCGACAGGTACAACAGGCACAACAGGAGCAACAGGACCTCTTGGTACTGGTGCGACAGGTTCCACAGGCTCAACGGGTTCTACGGGATCCACGGGATCAACAGGTACAACAGGTACAACAGGAGCAACAGGACCTCTTGGTACTGGCTCAACGGGTGCAACAGGTTCAACTGGTTCAACTGGTTCAACAGGCCCAACTGGCTCAACGGGTTCCACAGGTCCAACTGGTTCGACGGGTACAACAGGAGCAACAGGAACAACAGGACAAACTGGATCCACAGGTACAACAGGCGCAACGGGCCCTCTTGGAACTGGTGCAACTGGCTCAACAGGTTCAACTGGCTCAACGGGTACAACAGGAGCAACAGGAGCAACAGGATCTACGGGTACTACTGGACCCACAGGACAAACGGGTTCGACGGGTTCTACGGGTCCAACTGGTTCCACAGGACAAACAGGACCTCTTGGAACTGGTGCAACGGGTTCTACGGGTTCCACAGGTCCAACTGGTTCCACAGGCGCAACAGGACCTACAGGACAAACAGGACAAACGGGTTCTACAGGATCAACAGGTCCAACAGGTTTCACAGGACAAACGGGTTCGACGGGCCCACTTGGAACAGGAGCAACAGGTACAACAGGACCAACAGGACAAACAGGTGCGACAGGAACAACAGGGGCAACAGGGCCTCTTGGAACAGGAGCAACGGGTACAACAGGTACAACGGGTACTACTGGTACAACGGGTACTACTGGACCTACTGGTGCACTTGGAACAGGACCAACTGGACAAACAGGACCTACTGGAACAACCGGTTTTACAGGGCAAACTGGGCCCACGGGTCCCACTGGAGATCTCGGAGCACCTGGTGAAGAAGGTTGGGGATCGACAGGAGCAACAGGTCCAACAGGTGTCTTTCCAAATGATATTGTAGCAAGCAGTATAACAATCAATGGAACAACATCTGTAAGACAAATCCAAGAGGTTGTATCGACCTATATCAATCCAAGCGGAACAGTCTTGTTCAACTGGCTCAGTGGAAGCGTTTTCTTTATTTCGGCGATGACTACAAGTTTCACTGCAAATGTCTCCAATTTACCGACAACTGCACAAAGAAGTTACGACACAAACTTTATTTTGAGACAAGGTGCTACACCTTATTATACAAGTTCTCTTCAAATTAACGGATCTGCAACAACAATTCTTTGGCAGAATGGTACAGCACCTGCCCCAACAGCAAATCGTACAGAAGTTGAGACCTTTAGATTTTTCTATACGGGTGCAAGTTGGTTGGCTCTCGGATCTCTGACATCTTTTGCATAAATGTAGGTAAGTATAATAAAACACACTAAATTATAAATATATTTACAAAATATATTTATAATATTCAATTTCCTTCTATCCCCTCTAGACACTGCGTAATGCCAACTCTTTCACAGCTTCTACAAGCACAGGAATAATTTTAGAATAATCGATCGTCAAGGTTCCATCATTCATAGGAGAAACCGCTTCTGGAATCACCTCTTGGACTTCCTGCGCTATAAATCCAATACTGGGTTTCTCATGAATCATATAATGTGCACCTTTTAGCTGACATATTGTGCTCAGGGCACCGCTAATAGGGTATATATCCTCTTTATAGCGACGATCTGATATTACGTTAAATGCCAGCGCATAAGCATTCTGCGCAATATTCACATTGCAATTAAAGTAAGCATCCCCGCTCCAAACGTCAAAAATCGACGATAAATTGCTCGATCCTCCCAAGCCAATAGCAGCTCTATCGGCGTGAAGCACAGAAGAAGAAATCCAAAAGCGATTTACGTTGCTCGAAATGCCATCTCCCTTGTACAAAACTCTCCCCAAACCATCGATGCTCATTACAGAATTGTTCGCCGTTATGAAATTTATGGCCACATCGGTCGATCCTGTATTGGATGTAATCTGAAGTGCATTGGCTCCCGTACTGACCAAAAAGCTATTTCCCTCGATTAATGTATTACCTCCATCGTCAGTTCCAAGAGGGAACCCATTTACAGAAAGCGCACCTATTACATTAAAATCGCCAACCATTTCTACACTTCCCACACCAGTAATTCCTCCAGTTGTAAAGGGCTGAATTGAGTTTGCATAAATTGTGTTTGTCGTCGTGTCGACCATTCCTTCCACATTCGAAAGAGTCCCAGCCAAAGTCCCCGTATCAATTCCGTTGGTAGGATCTGCAACATTGAACAAGGGAACTATGTTCAAGAGATACGGATTATTTGGCAAATAAGACATACCTCTATACTATTCTTATTCAAGAAAAAGATGCATATCTTAAAGCCCGACTGAAATATATTCCTATTCAATAGGATTCGCAACGTAAGATGTCGTATACAATAACAGCCAGTACATCCGTTGTATTGGTACCTACATCGACAGGTCCGTTTGTCGTTTTGTTTTCTTCTATAAATGCCACAGGTCGTCTCATCACTGTGCGGGATAACGACGGCGCCGCGAGTGGAGCAAACCCTATTACGCTTTCGACGCTCCAAGGCGTCACATTTTCAGGAGTCGCATCCAATACAATACAGATCAATCAGCCCTATGGTTTCGTAACCTTTGCATGTCAGCCTAATGGAGCATATTCGATTCTAAACACTTTTGCATTTCCCGCAGGATCCGCTGCAGCTAATATAAGTAATTTGTTTGCGAGCACAATAGGAATTAATACAAATAATGTAGCGGGTTATGTTCTGAATGTAAACGGAACGGCTCTTATCAAAGATCTAAATTTAAGTACGACACGCGTCGCTCTTGGAGACGGGGCTGGGATTTATAAAAATAGCAACAATACAACTGCAATAGGGCCTTTTGCAGGATTTTCGAATCAGGGCGATCAAGGAGTTGCAATTGGATATTATGCAGGATATTCAAATCAAAAGGCAAGCGCGACTGCTCTTGGACCTACAAGCGGTTTAACAAATCAAGGTACAGAGGCTGTTGCAGTTGGATTCAATGCAGGTAGAATTGATCAAGGATCTAATTCTATTGCTATTGGTTCTCGTGCAGGGTTAAGTGCACAACCTGCTAATTCCATTGTTTTGAATGCAAGCGGCACCACTCTCAACGGAGCCTCGGCAAACAGCCTTTTTATAAGACCTATTCGAGACGATTTAGCTGGCAATGGAACACCACTCTATTACAATGCATCAACCTATGAAATTACAAGGGGGCCTGCACCAGGTTCTCTTTCGAATTTTGGTGATATCTACGCATATTCTACATTTACGAATTACCTTTCCGCAAATATCGTGGCAATTACTACACTTTCCAATGCAGGTTCTGCAGTAATTCAACAAAATTTAATAGCGAGCTCTACATTTACGAATTATCTTTCTTCTGCGAGAATCTATACATCATCTCTTGGTGTTGGAAATAATACCCCTGCAACAAATCTTGTGGTAGATGTTGCCACCAATAATTCTCTTACAGGTATTGCGGCAAGATCTGCAGATGTTTATACAATTTTGGGAGAAGAACCTGCTGCAAATCATGGATCACTGCAAGTAACTAGACTTGGTACTTCTTCGGCAATCGGTACATCTCCTTGGAATTTATCTATACAGCCTCGTGGAGGAGATACATATATAGGGTCTAATAACAATGCATACACTACAACCATCAATGGATCATTTCTTGTGCCAGGAGGAAATGTAGGTATTCGAACGGGATCCGCATCATTTCCACTGGATGTCAATGGTCAGGTAAGAATTTCGTCGAACGGAGCATACACGAATCCCCTTTTGAATCTGTCAGACAACAATCAAATGAATTTTCTTCCAAATTTAGGTCCTGGATCTTTCAACAATATTATTTCTTCCAACGATTCTGGAATCATTTTTGTGGGATCTGGAGGCACAGGTACAGGAAATTTAGCCATTTGCCCCCAAGCCACTGGTCCAAGTGGTATTAAAATTTTGAGCAATGGAAACGTAGGAATTGGAAAAGCAAGCCCCTCTAGACCTTTAGATGTCAATGGGCGAGTTATAATATCCTCAAACGGAGCATATACGAATTCCCTTTTGAATTTGACAGACAATAATCAAATTAATTTTTATCCCAACCTAGGTACTGGAAGCTACAATAGTATTGTTTCGTCGAATGATTGCGGAATTATCTTTACGGGAGCAGGAGGATCTGGTACAGGAAATTTAGCAATTTGTCCTCAATCTGGAGGCACTGCAGGTGTTAAAATCACAAGCAACGGAAATGTGGGAATCAATATTGCATCTCCTGCTACAGGGCTTGTTGTAGATGTTCCAACGAATAATTCTCTCATAGGAATCGCTGCACAATCTGCAGGTGTTTATACTATTATTGGCAATACACCCAGCGACAACAATGGATCTATTCAAGTAACATCAGGTGGTTCTGCAAGTGCGATAGGTACAACGCCTTATAGTCTTCAAATACAACCGCGTGGTGGAATAACAACAATAGGTTCCAACAATTATGCAAATAATACTTTCATTAGAGGGGATCTTAATGTATATGGAAGTAATACAGGTGGTATACTTTTATCGAACGAAAATACTGATTACAGGTGGAGAAAAAATGGCGTAACTACACCTGGTCTTTTAAATTATATTCCTATATCCTATTTGACAAATTCTGGTGGATTTGGTCAACTTATGATGTTTCCAATTGTCTGGACAGATAATACTTGGGTAAATTTACCAACTGATTTACAAAATAAAGAGGATGGTATTTTTATAGGTCCTAGAGTTAAAGTTACTCTTAATACAGAAGATAGCGGATCTGGTACATCTTATGAATATAGTAATGTAAATACATTTGGATTTGTATATTATTCATTCAGTGTAATAGATGCAATCAATAGCTACAAATCGATATTCATCTAATACATCACCATTCAAAAACCCTTAAAGAAATCTCAAGCGAGTTTGTAGGATGGCTGGGAGAGCTCAGCAAATACACTATTATAGGCCGTACGATTCGGCCGATGAAAGTGGCTTCGATTCAGATACAGCATCGACAGACTCGTGGTTTTCCGATGGAGCAGATCAAGCGTCGCCCCCAACGGGGCAGGTGAGAGGACACCCAGACTTTCGCGCTTTTGCAACACAAAACCAACTCATGGATGCCGCAGGACGAAACTTTTCGACAATCAAAGATCAGCTTGCCTATGGGATTGATAAACTTGGCAAGTACACCGTCTACTCCCAATACGACGCACCCCCGCCCGATCTAAGTGGCGAAGCCTTTTACGGAAGAACCAAATTCGCAACGCAGGATGGTAATGTAACGAGTCTTGTCATGGTCGATAGCCGCTACAGAGATCGTCAAGCTTACCCGCAGCCAACGTTCTTCACTCTTCGACTCCCCAGAATTTATAAAAATGTTACAAACATTACACTATCCGACGTCAAGCTTCTCACGTCCTTTTACTTTTTTCGACTTAGCAAAGGGAATACCGATATAACAATTTACGAAAAGGATCGTACAACGCTTACGTACGAAGGAACCTTGCAATCCACAATAGTCAAACGCTTCATTACGACAGGCTCCTACAATATTGATGGTTTGCAAAATGAACTTCAACAACAGCTCAATTACACTCCACTCTTTTTTGACTATCCCAATGGATTTAGCGATTTCATTGGTCCCTTTCGCGCCTCTGGAGATTATTCTATAAATTTCAATCAGCCAGGAGACTATTTCTACAACAATACGACCAACCTCAATATTGCAAATCCTACGATGGATACTATTGTAAATTACTATTGGGGACAGCGCTATGCTGGTCTTACAACCTATAGCGTAGATCAAGTCCTCTTGGCCTATTACTATCCTGTTCTGAAAGAGTATCTTTTTGACGAGGCCTATTCGAGCAACACATTGAATCTCGATGTTGGAATTGGAATCAATCCTCTTGTAACAACAACAGACGATGTAATAAATTATCTATTGTATTCCTTTCAAGGGATTTATCCTACACCAGATCCAATCGCCCTAGCAGTTGTCAATGCAAACATTCCAGAACTTGACAAATATCGCCTCAACCACACCTTTCGCTACTACCTCATCAATAAATACATTGTTGGTCGCGACACGAGATCTCAAAATGTCTATATAACGAGTCCTAGTCTCAATACATCTCTCGTCAATCTTCTCAATCAACAACGAGACCGCTATTTTGCAAGAGCGCTTCAACTCTGCAATCTTACTGCCAAACAATATGC